GCAGGGAGGTGGGCGGGAAGAGGGGCGGGAGCGGTAGCGGGAAGGGGGGCGGGAAGAACGGCGGGAAAGGGGGCGGGAAGTGGGGCGGGAAGAACGGCGGGAAGTGGGGCGGGAAATGTGGCGGGAAAAACGGTCCGATTGCCCGGACAGTAATGACAATACCCATAGGTATATCCGTGTAAGAACTGGTTGCCGTGGAGGTGACCCCGTCTACGACAATTTCATGAGCCTTGCCGACATCGTACCACACCGTCGTGTTGAGAGTGTTTGAAGCGACAGTAGCATTCTCGAATCCAAGCCCCACAAGCGACGAGGCGAGGATTGAAGCGTTAGCCAAATCGGGATATGTGAAACCCTTCCTCGGAAGTTCAACACCAGACCTATCTAGAGCCATTATTCATCAAACCTTTGCGTCGCCAGTCATGAGCCAAGTATTAGCTGCACGTTTGTGAAGAACAATAGCAGACCACTGCTTACGAGTTTTGAGACCCACAGCGTAGTTAATGGTCACTCCGGCACCGCCAGCGACAGTGACATTGCCGTTTCCTGTCTGAATAGCCATGACCTGTGTTCCGATTGTGAAGTTCACGGTCGCATCGGGGGGTACGGTAAGAGTTCCGGTAGCCGAAAATTCGAGCGTCTGTCCTCCGTTGCCCACAACCAGAGTATGGCTTGCACCATACGCGTCATAGTCGTGAAGAAAGCTCGTGCCTGCCGGAAGCGTGACCGTTCCCGTGAAAGTCGGGCTTTCCAGCGGAGCCTTCAGCGCCAAAGAGTTGGTGACAGTGGTGGAGAAGTTGGCGTCATCACCGAGAGCGGCAGCCAACTCGTTTAACGTGTCGAGTGTGGCGGGCGCCGACTCAACCAGTGCGGCAAGTTCCTGCTGGACGAAAGCGGTTGTCGCAATTTGGGTCGTGCTTGTAGTCGTAGATGCAGTCGCGGCAGTCGGAACTCCGGTTAGACCCGGACTAGCCAAAATATCGGAATTGATCCATTGGGTGCCGCTCCATTTCAGAACATCACCTGAAGTTGCGGAGGTAATTGCGACGTTCCCCACGTCGTTCAAAGTGTTGATTTCTGGAATGGAAGCATTGATCCAAGCGCTACCGTTGTACTTGAGGAACTCTCCATTAGCCTCGGTCGTCAAAGTGACATTTGTGATGTTCGCCAACGTGTGGGCGGTATTCACATAATTCGATCCGTTGAACAGAAGGACGTCGCCAGAGGTTTCTCCAGAAACCGATACTCCTCCGGCATTTTGGATAGTGAATGGTGAATTGATCCAATTGGTTCCATTGTGCGTGAGAATGTTCCCAGAGATGGCGCTTGTAATGGTTACGTCGTCAATCTGATTTACCGAAGCGATCGTGTCGTTCACCCACGCAGTGCCGTTCCAAAACAGAATTTCGCCTGAAGTTGCGGAAGCGATCGTCACGTCACCAATATCGTTGAGCGCAGCGATCCCAGTGACCCCAGTGATCGCGGCATTTACCCAAGCAGTTCCGTTCCACTTGAGGAATTCACCAGTTGCGGCCGACGCGATCGTGACGTCAGAAATGCCGTTCAGGTTGTGATTCGAGATATCGGAAACCGTTCCAGTTACATCACTGGTGACTGCGGTGAACGACGGCGAGTCGGCGGTTCCGAGGCCCTGAATCAGGCTTGACGTTTCCACACCCGTGACTCGACCATACGCGTCAGTGGCTACCGAGGAAACAAAAGACTGAGTCGCCGAACCAGAGGTTGCGCCAACCGATACCGACCCAAGATCGACGCTGTCGGCACTAACCACAATCCGACCAGAGTCTGCTGTGACTACGTCAATGGTGTTGCCGGTCTTTGTCAAGCCAGCACCAGCGGAGAATGCCTGCGCCCCAGTAAACTGAGTGAACGTGATCGAATCAGTTCCGACCGTATGAGGATCATTTGTTGAGGTAACGACGAAGCCTTGGTTTGCGTTTACCGATCCATTAAGAACAAACACCGCTTCACCGGGCTGGATTCCTCCGGGCTGGGTTCCATCAAAATCGTCGGCACGGGTGAGGACCCATGCAGCAGAACCAGATGCACCTTGATTGGTTACCGAATATACGCCATCTTCGTAACCTACGGCTTGAGTCTTGACAAGGATTCTGTCGCCAGTATTGGCGTTTGCGCCATCGACAACAAGTCGGTTCTGGGTTCCGGCTGTCAGTGTTGCGCCTTCGCCACTGCTCCCATTGCCATATGTCGGCGCATTGGGCAGTGCCGAGGTCGTTCCCAGTCGAGCGGCCTCGTGCCAATCGATTCCGGCAGCGAGATTGTCTACATATGACTTCGTTGCTGCATGACTGGCTTGAGTTGGGGCAGAGCCAAGCGTCACGGAATTGAATGCGACGTCACCGGCACCGTTTACCCACGCAGTACCGTTCCACGTGAGGAAGTCGCCGGTTGTGGCAGACGTGATCGTGACATCAGAAATACCGTTCAGCGCTAAAGTCGCTGTAACCGATACCCACGACCCGCTGTTCCTCACATAGAGAAAGCCGTCATCGGTGTCGAACCACATGTCCCCATCAGAAACATTCGCTGTTGGGGCAGTAGTGGAAAGTTCGACGCCTCCGGCCTTGACCCACGCGCTCTGGCTTCGCAGGTAGAGGCTGTCGGCGGACGTGTCGATCGCGATCGCCCCATCGGGCAGGTTCGCCGTGGGGGCTCCGACAGTCGTCAGGGTTATTACTCCGTTGACGGCATAAAGCGTGTCGTCGGTTTTCAGGGTATTAGCATCGGAGCGGTAGAGATTGGCATCTCCGGCCGTAGCCCCATCACCCCACGTCAGTCGCCCACCCGCATCAATGCGAATTCTGGCGTTTGAATCACCACTGACACGTGCCGAGATCGCTTCATCTCCGGCATTCGCAAACTCAACACCTTTTACAGGTGTCCCTACAAATCGTGTCATGGTGAATCAGCCTCAACTGTTTCGCTTGCGCTACCCCTCAGGGCTATGTGTTAACCGCTGACGACAACCCGGTATGCGCCCGAGGCGGGAGCAGCCGAGAATGAAACGTCAACCTGATTGGTGTTTGTTCGCACGACGTCGGCGAACACGGTGTCATGGGTGGTCGCGTCATATACTTGGACCGTGACGTCGCGAGTCCCAAAGTTGTGGACTAAAGAGAACGAGGTGTCAGTTGCGTTGCCGACAGTCTGAGCCGAGACGCGGGCCAGAGTGGGGGTGCTGGTAGTGAGCCCGGTAGCCGAGGTCGCGGCGATTGTGTTGCGGGCGTCTGCTTCGGTGCTGGCGTTGGTGCCGCCATTGGCAATCGGAAGTAGGCCGCTGACGTTGCTGGTCAGGTCGATGGTGTCAGCGGAGAGGACGCCACTGGTAAACGTGATACCGGCACCGGCGATGTTCGAAGCGAGGGCGAGACCGTCGGTGGTGGTGGTCAGTCCGTCAACGTTTGCGTCAACCTTGATTTTCAGGTTGTCGGAGGCAATCTCGATGCCACCATCGCTGGCTACGTTGGCATCAAAAGTGTCGCCGGTCTTGGAGAGGCCTGCTCCAGCGAGGATTCCCCCAGCGACGGAGAAGATGGCAAAGTCGAGTGCTGTCGTACCGACTGTTACCGAACCGTTGTTGGTGAGTACCCAGCCTTCGTCGGCGTTGGCGGTGCCCTCTTCGATGAAGGTGAACATCCCGGGGGTGACTTCAGCATCACTGTCGGCATCTGTTGCACGAACGGCTGCGCCGGACGCCTGAACGACGTAAATACCGTTTTCTGCACCGCTTGTCTGATCTTTGACAAGGACACGATCTCCTGTAGCGAGGACGATTCCGTCGACAGTGTCACCGTTTTCAAGATCGGTGGTGATACTCAGTGCTCCGGTGGTGGCGGCGCGAACGGAGGCTTTGACGTCAAGGCCCGTACGGGCGGCATCGACGTATGATTTGTTGGCTGCATCCAGATCGTTGACTGGGGCGGAGACCTGAATTCGGCCGCCAGCATCGCGGATGGCAATTGTCGAGCCGGTGTTTTGCGATGTCTTGTTGTCGAGCGCCTGCTTGTCGGTCCCATTTAGGAGTCCGGATGCCCCAGATTGTACGGCGTCGGCAATCAAGAAGGAGACCGAACCGTTGGACTCCGAGATTACGAGGGCTGTGGTGGTGGACGCAAGTGAATGAATGGCTTTCCGCCATGCGTTCCCAGTGTACAGTTTCAGTACCTTTTCGGTACTGTTGTAGATAAGTCGGCCTTCAAAATTGTTGGCCGTGGGGTCGGTGGCAACGCTCTCAAACCTGCTATTCAGAAGTTGATTCTGATTTAGATCTAGATTTGTTATAAACTTTAGCGCCATCGAAGACCCCTGTTACGTGAGATATGCGTATCCGGAAAAAGGAGCAGTGAACTGGATCCTTATTTCCGTGCTACTTATATATGTTACATCACCTACGACTACGGTGTCTGCAGTATCAACAACCATTACAGACGGTTTTCCGCCCAGAGCGTGGGTGGCTGTCCACGTGATTGACGGGGATGCCTGAGAGTGAACGGTCCTGCGGGTGTTAACGCCAGCCGAGCCGGTCAGCATGACATTGATGACCGTGGGGGCACTCTCGTCCACGACCACCTGATTGGGGGAATCCTGATAAACGTAGACGTTGTTGGCGGCACTCATCGTGTGACCTCAAGATTGAGGGTAAATGTTCCCTGAATTAAGCGATTTACCACTCCGATCGAAGAGATAATTTCTAAGTCATAAACGCCATCAGTGGTAAGCGCAGAAGTGGTGGTGTCACTCATTATCAAGTGAACCATGCCCTGCTGGCTGGCGGGTTCAAGGACGATGCCGCCATTCTCCGTGGTCAACTCAACTTGAAACGTTGCAGAATCACGAGTTCGGCGAACCTGCATGCGGGCAGTGTGCCCTGCTAGGTCATAATCAATGTACGTGGTGCCAGTAGTGTCAGTGGGATCAGGTACCCTTACTTGGATAACCCGAAGGAGAGTGGCTCCCTGTTCGCAAACGATGTTGTATGTACCTGCGATCATGGACGCCTCCTCTCTTCAGACCTACTACTTATTGTAGATCAAAATCCCCAATTTCTCGGGGTAATGATGAGACTCAGACGATTGAGGCGGAACCCTTGTTCGGCCCGACGTTCTTGAGCCCCATGCTCATGGCCACGGAGAGGGCAACAGCGACGACGCCAGCCTTCAGGTTCGAACCGCTCGTCAGGCTGTCAAAGTTGGCTCCAGTGGCCATCCAGACGGCAAGGTAAGCCTGAACGAACGTCTTGCCTGCACGTTCGATTGCATCTTTCAGAAATGTTGTGTGCATTTTCCCTCCAAGGAATACGAGTGAGTATTGACCATTATATCAAATAAGATGCTAATTGATAACTTCCATGTACAAAAGCACCTGACCGGTACGGTTTTCCTGAGCTTCAACTTCTGCTTGTGTTGCGATTCTGTTCCAGACTGACCCGTCATAAAAGTGAGGTCTACTAACGAGGTCGCTACCGCCGATGAAGTAGCCCATCATGCCTGCAGACTTAACTACCCCCAAGTCATTGTTGAGAGCTGCCTCAGTGGTTTGAACCATCACTGACTGCTGCATTAGGTATCCGTTTACCTGAGACGCCGTAAGAACGGCTTCCCCCTGAAATTCGTAATATCCGAGTCCAGCCATTAGAAATACCTCTTAGTTCCCGAGGACGGAGATGCCTAGCCGCCCAATTCCGATATTGTTGAGTGTAAAGAACAGTTTATCAACTGTTTCATGAGTAAAGTAATACCCAACAGGACGTGTTGGTGCAATAACCGACAATACGTCAGACGACGCGTATGTCACTGAGTCGATATTGGGTGTTTCACTCGTCAGCGTCCTGATATGGATGCGATTTCTGAAACCACTGTAATTTGGTGAAACGGCAACAACCTTAGAGGCGGACAAAACCAATTTTGCTGCCTCTGTCATCGATTCTCTGGAACCGGCCTTCAAACCGTAATAGCTGTTAGAGAACTGCCAACTCATGTAATCATCCTGCTCAGACAAAGACGTAAAAACGGGAGACAAAGAAGAAGCTGACTGTGCAGCAAAAAATGTTCCTACAACGCTATCGAGTTCACCAGAAAGAACACTGGTGGTGGCGTCATAAAAAGTATCCGTCTGCGGGTAAGAGGAAGATTGGCCATACGCGATAGTCGGCCTATCTTTGTAGTCAATTACGTACCCGTAGTTGACGCCACCCCAAGGGTCGCCAAACGACCACGTTCCGGCATATTCAAGAAAATATCCAAACCCATCAGTTAAAGAATTTCCAATAAATATCTTGTCGCCTGCTACAAGAGAATTGAGTGCAGCGTCGAAACCCGCATTGGTGGATGAAGATGTGACCGCACCATTTGCATCTTGAAAAATAACTCTTACCGCTTTTTGACCAACGACATAAGGGTCAGCCGGTTGCTCGGACGATACAAAAACAGAAGATCCCAAAACTCTTTCAGACATTTCTTCATGGTCCCAAAGACATGCAGCCTTGGCGCATGCAACCTGAAGGGTAGAGTCGTTAGCGGATGCATCACTGATTTCGATATGAAACGAACTGCTATACAGCGATGTGGACGAGTCGTATCGATAAGCAGTCGCCCTCGTTGTACTCGCCAAGTGATGTCGAATAAAAAGAACTTCACCGTTGTCACTCATGTCGAACGAGTGACCAAAGTTGGAAAGATTTGCATCATATATGGACGATTTAATGTTCCACACATGTGTGGTAAACGAATCAACTGGCTCAAATTTCAATAGTTCGAGAACGAAAACGCATCCAACTCCACTGTCGTAGTTTGGAACTCCAACGGCAAGCGTTCTCCCGTAACTATCAAGTCTAATTTCGATTCCAGAAAGATCTGATGCGACGCCAATCTGTGGTGTTTCTATTGCTATCCACGCCGAATTCAACCACATATAAGTTTCAACAATGCCAGCGGATGCATACGACAGTGCGTTTCCGTCGTCGTCAAACCCATTGAACGTTGCATACGGGTGAGAAATAGCGATTATTGATCCGTCACTATTCATGGAGCATCTGGCGGAAGAAGAATTAGGTCCAGTGACTGTCCACGTTGGCGTTATCTGTGCGCGTGTTTCAGCCCATCCGTCGGTGATATCGAATTCAAAAAATCGGACAGTGTTATTGGTTCCGATGACCAACAATTTTGTTCCATCCGAGTTGAGCCAAAAATCGGATACGTCAACAGTAATGCTGCTCCCACGAATAGCCCAGTTCCCAGTGGAAGGATCTTTGCCGTAAACTCGGATGAGATCATTGGTGACGCCACGCATCGACCCGACGGCGGTTCCGTCGTAGGACACTCTGACGCGATGATTGAACCCGAGAGAAGAGTTGCCCGCATCTTCAGAATGCGAAAAAGTTGTGGGGGAACCGTAAACAGAATCTGCGTCAGGCTTTTCAAATATTTCTAAAATACCGGTGTCCGAACCTCCCGACGTATATGAAATACGACCGGTGGCAACCACTTTACCTAAAGCATCACAGTCGGTTGAATAGTTATCATCCGTCGATCCAGCTACTGTGTAGCCACTGAAATTTGCATCCACGCTGTAGACAAATTCCGAAGATGGAGAATCGTATAATGATTCATAAATTCTCGTAGTGTCTTCACCGGTTAATTGATTTGCTACAGAAAAAACAAAGTTTCCTTCCACCCTGCTTTTGAGCACAGGGTCAGAGAATCTACTTTTCAGGGTTAGCGAAGAACTGGAAAGGTCGTCAGCCGCAGTGATAATGCCATGAAGATCGGATTGACGCAACGAGACCGGATCAGTGACGGGCAGACTGAACGGACCCTCGTAAGTGTATGCCAATGCAGGAGACGTCGTAGCCGCCGTATACGTAATAGTTGTTAGTTCAGTTTTGTTAGATCCGGCAGAACCCTTTACCATGTCCCAAGTAACAGCAGATCCACTTGTGACGAACTGGTCAACGATGTCCCTTAGAGTGTCATCTGATGAAATTCCGTTTGTAGCAAGTTCGCCCATATCGGCATGCAAGTCAACAACAGACCAGAGGGCACCTGCGTTTACAGAATTGCCGGAAACGTTGGTTTCTTTCGTGAACACATCGTATTCGAAGTTGATTGCATCAGCGTTGGAGCGCAACGCCGCCCCCGTGAACTGGGACAGCCAAGACCGGTTTGCCGGATCGATCACACTTGGGTTCACCAAAGTGCTGAGTGTAAGTTCGCCGTCGACGTCGGTGGCTAAACGCTCGTCTGGCTCAAAGCTGAAGTACTTTTCGTACGTCACAGATGTTTCGTTCGCGTGGCGAGTGAAAATATCGAACAAACGGTACATCGGGTTGCTGGGATTTTCCTGCTGAGAGTCGATGTCCCAGTAGTATGAAGGCATGAACCGGCGAGCCACATTCACAAAACCGCTTTCGCGGAAAAAGAGGTCATTGCTAAAAACCGGCATTGTTATGTAAAAAGGTTGCCCGTCATGTCCGGAGAACGTAATGGAAGTCTTCGCGTGCGTGTAACCAGCATCTGTCGGCACGCTGAATGTATTTGACCGAACAACCTCCCATGCCGTCGGACGCGTTGTTGTGGCTCCCCAACTTGGGAGGCTTTCGCCGCTTGGGGCGATGCGAGCAGAAACTGACATGCTGGAATTGCTGTACACCGAAATATGCAACTCTGAAACAAAATTTTTGGGTCTATCAGCCGGAAGTGCAATACTCGGCAGCGACACGGTTACAGTGTTTGTGTTATTAGGGGTAACCGCAAGTGAAAAATAGTTAGCAACGTACCGCTGCGACTCCTCCTCTGAAACAACCATCGACGCATTGTTACTGGTCCAAGTGTGATTCGAAGTCACTTCAGAAACCGGTCGAACACTCAAGTCGGTACGTCGGAACGCCTCAAGGGCATCATACCCGTTTAAGAGGTTTGCGTCTTCGACTGTCATGATTGACTGAACAATGAAATTGAAATGTTTAACTCATTACTCGTGGCGAGAAGGCCTTTCCTCAAGAATTCAATGTCCCCATTTGCATTCAGCTGAATAATGCCGCTAGGAAGGTTGCTGGCATCGGAAATTGTCAAACTGTCGACAAAATCGACACCATCAACACTGGAAACGATTGATTGAAGTTCAGTCACTTTGATCTTCTCGGCCTTGCTAGTGAACCCATTGGGGGACAGGAACCCTAGCAACGCAACAGTAATGGCATCTTCAACATCTGCAGCAACGTAAGAAGAGTTGTAGGCGACACTGGCCTGAACTCCCACATTCACCGTTGTAAAGTTGGAAGCCGTAAAGTACAGGCCTGCGGTTGATTTGGTTGTGACGGAAACGAGAATATCGTAAAGACGACTTGAGGTGACGGCGGCCTCAACACCCCAAACAAATATCGCTGCATTACCCGGAGCGTCGGTTGCGGTGAACAAAACCGAACTATCACTATCGGTCAGATCGTACACCTTGCAACGCGTAGCGTAATTGAAAGTTGTCAGAACGTGCGCTTCCACCTGTCGTGCGGTTGCCGTATTGGACGACAGGCTTTCAAGATAGGTTCTTGCCCGTGACAGGTAATAAGAACCGTCCTCCGGATTGCTTCCATTCAAAAAGTCTCCTAAATAAATGGTGGACGCAATTTGAGGGAGGATCGTTTCCACCTGAAGATTGTCTCCGGCATTAATGTGTGGGCTGATTCCAACGTAGGAAGCCGCCAACTGAACATCTACGGTTGGGACAGGATTTGGGTTTCCCGAGCCATCTTCCGCGTCAGACTGGTCAACGCTCACCGCCTCTGTCGTTTCGTATTGAGTCGTCATCACCCCAACGACTGTCGAAGTCGAGTGAATAAAAATAGTCCCTATAGGCAACACGAAAGACTCATAGTCGTTTAGTGTTATCGTCGCCGAAACCGTAGCCTTTTGGCCATAGTTCCGCGGCACCCCCATCAGGGCGGCGATTCCCTCCATGAGTCTTGGTGGTATCCGGTTGATTGCTCCAACGTTGAGTGCCGTAATATAGGAGAACGCTTGCAACATCGCGTCGTCTGGTGTTCCTTGGCGGATCTCGAATTCAGGCAGGACGACACGACCCAACTCGATCGCCCCCAGATAAACGTCGGTCGGGGATAGATCGTATGGTATCAGATCGACGTACTGAGAAAAATCTGCAGGCATGGCGATTAGCCCCTAACCGTGAATGAGAAAGATACGATGTTCTGTCCGCTGTCGTCAACGCTGGAGTCGATCTCACCGATCTCGACCTCCGGCACAAATCTTGCCGCGTGCAGGACAAATTGACCTTTTTCCACGGTGTTGAATGTTGGGTCCCAAATCCCAAAATCTGGTGTGATTGGGAGTGAGTGGGGTTCGGTGATTATGGAAAGAGCGAGTAGTTGCTTGTAGTAGTCGGTTGTTCCGTCTGTTAAGCGGTCGATACCGGCCTTGCTGAATTTTAGCGGAAATTTGATTGCGTCCATGTTGATCTCCTTACAAACTCCAGTTTACACGACGTTAGCATGTGCTCTTATTAATGGGTGTGTCCTTGGAGTGCCGTGACGGCAGCTTGTAGTGTTGCTACGGTAGATTCGAGTGCAGAAACTCGACCGGCAAGTGCCAAGTACTGTCCGTATGTGGGGAAAGCGGTCCGAGTGTGGTTCACGCGACCGAACAGCACCAGATACTGTTTTCCGCCTTCAAGAAAACCGACAACGACCCGATCGCCGACTGCATACCTGTCGTTCCCATAGGAATTTAGGTGATCGCACGGACTGCTAATGAAACCAAGCATTGGCACATTTACTCGAAGTTTTCCGTTGGAAATCGAATGAACTGTGGCGAAATAGAGTAGTCCGCCCGGTTCAGGATTCGACGAACCGCCAACGACAGTAGAATATGATTGTCCAGCCATCAGTACTCATCCTCTCAGTTTGAGTAGGCCGTCGAAGGACTCGTTGCGCCGACTACGTAGTCTATGATGTCTTTATCTTCGCGTTCTGGTGAGCGGAAAGTGATTGTCGCTGGATCGTTGGTAAGAACATTGTAGTCAACCTGACTTATTAGGTACAGGCCCTCAAATGTTGGGTAGTTGGTGAGTTGAATGGTCATTCCCGGCCTGAGAATCGACCCGGCAATAGAGTCAACCACCATTGAACCCTCAACAAGCAGCGGATTGTTATCGGATCTTCTCATCTGAGGCATTTGATGAACCCTAATAATGTCGGATTCTTTTGAGGGGTAGCGAACAGGAATGACGTTGTACCCATTTCGGAGAAGTCCGCCGTAACGTGTAATCAAATCCGCATCAAAATTGGTCCGAGTTGAACCCCATAGGCCAAGCATCCATTTTTGTGAAGCAAAAAATAGAATCCCATCCGATTCGAACGTTATAAATTTGGCCTCACTAGCGAGGCTCTTGACGACATCCCATGCGGAGTCGGAGCGCCTGTCGTTTGATGCCTTGTTGATATTCTTCGATTTCGACGTCGTTTCGGCAACTGTGTTCATTCCGTACTTTCGGCCAGCCGTGATCACATAGTTCTGAGAGGCGCCCTCAATTGCTCCGGGGTTGCGATCCCGTCTCATCTGTTGGATCGCTTTAGTTCTGCATTCTATTGTCCAAATTGGAGAAGTTCCCGGTCCTCCACTGCAGGTAACTGCAGACACCTCAAGATGGTGATATTTGAGTCGTTCTAACGCAATTTGTCCTGATACTTTCAATGACTCGTTGATTGATCCGAGAGAGTTGCTTTTAAAGTAAACATCTCTCGTTATGGAGAAGTAATTTGATCTTGCAAAACTAAAATTTGGGTCAACTATTTCTAAAGTTAGCTGTGTGGCAAGATCAATTCCTGAACTAAATTTTGCAGATATTAAACTATTTGTTATGTCTGTTTCGGCACCGAGTAGTGATGGATCATCAAAAACAATGTATTTCCTGCGCTCGTTGAGCGGAGCCGAATTTGTTTCGGCAGCCATCAGAAGCCCCAATGGAACAGGGGATCATTGAAACCATCGCTAGAAGTCGTATCCGACCCTCTCCGATTCGCCAAAATTGGTTCCGAAAACTGCGGAGGTGACATTTTTACGATAGTGACATTCTCGATCAAGATTTCCTGCAACGTCAGTTTGACTGTCGCTGCTGTAATCTCCTTCTCGTTCGAGTCCATCGACCTTCTACTTGAAGAGACGTTAATGTCCGCAATCACAAACTGCATCGGCTTTCTGGTTGCTGCCGCACGTCGCACCTGAATCCGGAAAAGATCATCGAGATTGAAAACAGAAACTGGTGCCTGCCTTTGAGCCATCTTCCGCAGGGTATTGATCCGGTTCTTAACGCTAACAAAAATGCCGTCAGGAACTAAAATTCCCCCACCGACAGCACGGTCTTCGGCCAACAAGAATTCCATCTCGACCCTCATCAATTGCCACTTCGACCATTCGACAAGGGGATAATTTCCTTGCCTATCAATATTGGTCCACTCTGAACCTAGACCGGAATATGAGATGTTGTTGGGGACGTACGGGAAGTGGAACGTTTCTTGACCGGTGATCTGTTTGTATCCGAGTTTGGTGGAAGAGTCTTTGATGTATTCGACGTAGTTTTGGACGATTCGAGGACGGTTCTCGATTCCTTTGGTTGGTGGTTTGGTGTATCCGTATGGGACGCGAACAACAACTTTGGTTTCTGCTGGGGTTGGGGCGACGTTTGCAGATGGCTGTCCGCCACCGCCTCCTCCACCGCCTCCTCCACCGCCTCCGCCTCCGCCTCCGCCACTTGACGGTAGTTTTGTTTGTGGGGCTGGCATAAACGGCAGCAAGGGGCCGACATTGGGACCCAACGGAGCAACTGCGTTGGGGGTGCCCCCCTGCGGCCTGTTCGTAAACGCCCAACCGCTTGCCTCCGAGCCTTCTTTGGTAGCAAAAGAAAAAAGGGGCATGTACACACCTACATTCTGACGGTAGTAATAAGTGCCCGAAATCCATTTTGCTTGCGGAGCTTTAACGGCGTATAAGTACGACCCGTCTGATTCTTTCACGCAACTTACTCCGCCACTACTTTTTGACCCATCTAAAAAATGATAAGAATTCCGATCACGAGAAGCAGTACCAAAGTTTGTTCCATAATAATGCATCCCAGTGATAGGTCGGGCAACAGTCAAGTAACAACCTCCCCGAAGGGGGAGCCAGTCATAAAGTTTTTCTTTTGCTCCGTTAAATGACTGCGACTCTCTGACGTAAGCTGTAACAATCTGATACTTGAAGGCGTTTATCTTGATGAGTCCAAATCGGGTGGTCGCCATATACTTGACACCAGAGCGTCTCCCAGGGCCGCCCGCTGCTGTGACGATTGTTCCGGGCGGCGTGCGGTCGACAAAAGAAATATCTGCGCCCCCGCTGAAACTTGGCCAGTCGCCAACAGCCATCAGCGACGCTCACTCATTGACATCTCGTCGCTCTTTATCCGTTGCATTACAGCCTCAGCAATTTGTTCCGGCGACTGATCAGATCCGTTAATATTTATCGTGTAGTTATTATTGTTGGTCATCCCGCCGCCGCCGCCACCACCGAGTGTCGCAGGTGACGATGAATCGCCCATCGGCGCCCCACCAGACGTATTAGGAACAACGTGAAGATGGCGGCTTCCAGCGGAACCATGGAACTCCCCAAACCCTCCGCTGGCGTCAACGAGGGACTTGTACGCACCAAGATTCTGTCCGGTCAAATCATATGCGCGGCCATTGACGTGGTCTGAACTTGGGCTGCCAAGATCGAAGTTACGCCAGCCGGAAGTAACAAATCGTTTACCCGACGCCATCGAATCTAGTTGACTGTGCGCTGACATTGTTCGCGAGTATCTCGATGAAAGCGTGTCCCCACGAGGAGTCGACGTATCGGGATCGACGCCGGTGTCGGGAACCGGTGCTGGCGGATCCGGGATATTGAGATTGCTCAAACCATTGCTCAGTGCGGTAATCATGCCGGTCAATGCTGCCACGAACTCAGCGGACTTTGTTTCTAGATCTAGCGCCGCCCCCGCAATGATGTCCTCCACCACTTCAAACTTCGCTTGCATATCTGGGAACAATTCTGCCAACATATCTTTCAGTTCGATGCCTGACTTGTCCTTAATGTTTTCAGCTGTAAATTTATCGCCAAATGCGATAAGTTGCTTGTCAGTCAGTTTAGAAAAGTATTCAGGGTCTTTGAGTACGACAGAAAGTCCAGAGTCAGCAAAAATGCCAGAGAACAGATCGAAACCTATTTTATCCCTACCGCTTTGCATCTCGTCCAATGCAGGTTGAATAGCCGCCAGAAAAGTTGCTATGTCTGCAGGTTTCATGGCTGACAGCGTGTTCCCCTCTTCGAACGCTTTACCATCCGCAAACTGATCCAGAAAAGTGAGCATCGCCTTCGTAGTGTCACCTTCGTAAAAGTCAATTAGGCCTCCATAGATGTCCTCCGTCAGCCCAACCGCATTAGCGGTATCGAAGTTTCCAGATCGTGACATATCCAAGATGTTTTGGGCTGCTTCGTCCATGACATGTGGGGCTTCAAGGCGCCTCTTCTCTACAGATAGCTTCGACATCCCTCTGGCGCCGATATCTGCCATCGCTTGATCCATCTTTTCTTTTGAAGTAATCAGCCCGTCAGCAAGTTGCTTTATCATGTCTCCGGTATTTTGTGCGGCATCGTAAAGGTTCACGCCAGTGGTCTGAGCAAGCCTCATCACTTCCTCTTCTGTCATGCGAAGAGAAGACGTGAACAAGTCCATTCGTGACTCGAATTTGTTGGTGATTTCAGTTGCCGCTTCAAACGTCGGAGCCAACTCTTTATTGATCGTTTCCAAAAATTCGTTTGGCTTCTCAAGTGCTTTTTTCTTTTCTTCTTCAGACATCTCGAATCCGAGAACGTCGCGTTGCGCGTAAAGTTTTTCAACAAGAGCCTGACGCTGCTCATGCGATCTCAAACCATTCTGCTTCTGGAAGTCGAACGAATCCTTCACCGCATCATCCAGCAGATTCAAACCGAGCGTCTCGCCCAAATTTTCCGATGTGAACGCTTTGATGTCGTCGTTTTTAGACGCATCGCTTATACCCGTCATCAGCCCTTCAAGAATTTGCTTACTTGCGCTACGACCCTGTTCGCGAGCCTCTTCCCTCATAGCATTGTGCTTGTTGCTGTTGGCCTTAATCCCGCCGAGTACTCCACCAAGAATTCCACCAACAGCAGCACCCACAGGGCCAGCGACCATCATCCCCAATGCTGCTCCACCAACAACACCGCCGCCGACGCCGACAGCTGCATTCTTTGAAGTCATGGCGGTACCGATGCCTGCAACGCCAAGACCGAGGGCAGGATTGATCACTGCAAGACTGGCCCCTAAGGACATTGCGCCTTGTGTCTCTTCCGGCATTACGGAACTGAGCAGGCCGAGACCAACCATCGTTCCCATTTTTCCACTTGCAGAGTTATTGTATTTACTAAAATTGCCGTACATTTTAGAGTTGTTGCGCATGGCCCGGGGGCCTCTAGAGCCACTGAACTGTTGCAATCGGCTTGGCAAACCCGTCATGCCGGAAGAGGTCATCGGAGCCTGTGCCGCCGCTGCCGCACGGGTACCTTTGTTATAGGCAGCAACTTGCCCCGAGGACATACCCTGAGCCACTCCAGCGCGGTGACTAATAGGTCCACCTAAAGATCCGGGTGGGTAATAATTAGATGTCGGACCATTTCTTGCGGACAAAAATCCAGATCCAGCACCACCACCCAGCCCGCCAACAGTGCGACCCGGACCATAGGGTGTATTAAACGCTTGCTGAGATGTTGCTGCACCCGGATACATTTGCCCACCTGCAGTTGCGCCCGTGACGGTAACTTGATTTGCTTGAACGTTCATGCTCGAAACCATCGATTTCTGAACAAATCCGCCTTTAGTGTTTTTCATTGAACGGCCGATAAGGCCGAGGCCCATCAACATTCCAAAAGCACCAAAACCGTCACCCTTACCACCAAAAATTTTCCCCATAGAACCGAGCATCGTGCCGAGGAGATCCGTGATCTGCTTGACGCCTTCAAGCATTTTGGTGATGAATGGAAGCGCCGTGAAGAAAAGCTCGCGCATCTTGTCGGTCACTTTGCTAAAGGAGACAAGCATGTCACCCAGAGCAGTACCGAATGATAAAAGTTGAGGTTCGTTCTCCTTAAGCTGGTCGTTGAAAGAGCCAAACTTTTCTTTAATTTGGGTCCAGACAGGACCGAAGATGTTCTTTAGAACACCTTCAAGAACTTTCGCCCCATCTATAAGTGGCCGCATCCCGTCGAGAAGCCTGTTCCATCCATTTGTGAAAGAATCCCACTTATCGGACCACCTGCCGAACATTCCGATAACCTGAGGCAAGTAATCACGGATCAACTTCACGAACACATTTTCGAGTTTCTCGGACATACTCACAAGCGAGGTGATAAACGATCCCGTGCCGAACTTGCCAAGGTCACCCCGTAGCCGCATGAACGTGCGCTTGAAGATGACAAGGATCTCGTCAGCAGCCTCCTTCAACGGCTTGAGGAAAGGTTGACCCATATCAGCAAACATTGAGCGAATTTGGTTGAAGCCGCCCTTCATGATGCTCACGAGAGTTCCGTTTACTGCATCGAACTGGCCTTCAACGCCACCCATCGAAACGAGCGTGCCGTCGTTGATTGCTTTCTTCAGTTCAGTTGCGGTGTTGATGCCTTGCTTCTCAGCTTCCTTCATCGCCTTCTGCATGGCTGGACCAAGCGCTTCAGCGGATTTGGTTATCTCGCTAAACGATGCTTTTGGATCTTGGAGAATGCCGATCAATTGGCCAGCGGCCTTGACCCCTTGCTCTAATGGCTGACCTGCTGAAGCAAAGTCCATAAGACCACTCAGTAGGCCCTGAGAACCTGCCGTGAACGTCGACCTCTGGGAGACTGCTGCGTACGCTGCGTTTAAGTTCTCCACCCCAACGGAAGCGAAACGGGTATCTGTTTCTAGACCGCGCATAACTACACGGACGCGATTCAGGTTGTCTCCAAACTGCTTGTATCCGGTCGCCTTGTAAGCGTACATTGCGGCGCTCTGTTCGCGGATTGCGGCCGCCACAGAAGCAAGAGCCACGGCAGTCGACGCTGCCGCTCCAGCCAACAGGGCCATTGCCCCCCGGTAACCCTTCATCAACCAGTTGCCGGTAGCAAACAGTGCGTGAACACCAAGCATTGATGCGCCCATTAGGACAAACTCGGCAGCGGTTGCCTTGAGCGCCAAGCCGAGCCCTTTCAGCAGCGTGCCACCGGCCATTGAGACCATCCGATCGAGGTCGTCGAAGTGCCGTGTGAAGTTCTTTTCGACGTTCTTGAGGTGTTTGTCCCAAGCGTCGTTGTAACTCCGGGCGAAAGCCTGCAGGGCTGCAGAAGTAGTTACAGCGGAGGCGCTAATCCTGTCAAGGTCTCTACGGATCGACTTGAGGTTGCGTTCACCAGTCGCACTAATCTTGATTACTAGACTTGCATCAGCCATAGGTCTCAACCCTCAGGTTAGCGATTATTATGCTTGCGCTTACGCTCCGATTCTTCACGATCGCGCTCTACCACTTTAGCACATGCCATAAGTACCAACCATTCGTCATCATCTACAGATAACAAGTCGATAGGGCTAGTTCCCCACAATTCCGCTAGTCGCGCAGCACTGATTACGTAGCCATCATCGGCTAAATCGTCAATCAGTCCTTCGTAGGGTCCACCGCTTCAACGGTGTCACCGTAGCCAGCTGCCTCCAGAATCGCTAGAGCACCCTGCTCGACGTGTGGGTCAAGATTGAAAAATGCCAAAACGGCGTCAGGTACAGGCCTCGTTGTGTCCGTCGACTCCAAAACGTCTTTGGATGCAAAGTTCAGAGAATTGCCGTCCGCATCAAACACTTCCTCGCCATCCATAATGATTCCGGTGGTCGTATGGCCAACGACGTAAGCGGCAAACTTCGTTGGATCCATGCCCTTTTTGGAATCTTCGCCAGCGTTGCGCCGCCAGCTCTTCATCTGATTCTGCGCTACGTTGGGGCTGATAATGAGGTAAACCCCCTTGCGGTCCGGCACCTCAAGGTGGATCACTGATCGCTCCACCTTCTTTGAAATGGTTTCCTTCAAACGGGAGAGAGGGGAAACGATGGAAGCCTTCGCTTTTGAGGCCTTTGCGGGCTCAGCGGAGGGCTCATTTTCTTCGATGTAAAGGCTTTCGGTCATGCTGAAAAATTAGCACATCGGAGTTACCCCGAACGGAACTCCTCATAAAATAAAGAGACCCCTCTCCAGCGAAGGAAAAGGGTCTCTAAAGTGCTAGGCCGAAGCCAGACGCGGATAAATCAGGTGGTGGAGTTGACGCTCTGGATTGCAAACGTCAGCGCGAATGTCGCTGGCGCCCCAGAGGACGAGTCACCTTCTGGCTCGGTGAGCCCAACAAGCAGGGCGCTGGTGTACACCCGGTCGGTGCCAAGCACCTCGATGTCGCAGTCGTACGTCTTGATGTTGACGTTGTAGTACGCCTGACCAACGAGAGGGCGGAGCGAAGCCAACTTTCTGGCAATTCCGCTGGCTCCGTCGCTCTCAGTGTAATCGTCGTCGAAGTGAGCCGTCAGCGTGATGTCACCAATCTCGAAAGGCGCGCAAAGCACGGATGGGAACTTCGCACCCCCCTCATAGATCTTCTCAACTGAAGCGGTGATCTCTCCACCCGAAACTTGAGCGAAGCGGAAGCCCTCCCACTTGGGATGATTGCTGTCCACCGGCGCGATGTCGGCGAGAATCTGTCGCTGTGAAGTCTTAGACATTTGTTATTCCTCCGATTAGACGACCGACGCCGTCAAGTTGCTCTTGACGATGTCGACCTCGATCTTGTCTCCGACGCTTGACACGCGGATTCCGACCTTAGCTTTAACGAGACCATCAGCCAACTGGGTGACTGGGTTCAGGGATTTGTCACACTTGACGGTGTATCCGTAGTCGATCCGCTTCCCGTAGAGGTCGAACGCCTCATACAGTGCTCCAGCGAGACGAAGAGGCTCAAGAATTGCGATCATCTTGGCTTCGACGCTGGCAAAAATGTTGTTCCGCCCGTCGATCACACTGAACAGGAGATCCTCAAGCGAACGGTTGGCCTCAACGACCACATGGTTGACCAAGTCTTGTCCGGTGATGTACCGGAAGTTCGACGTGTCGGAAGACAGTGTGCGAGCCCCGTAGATGCGAATCGCATTGTTGATTCGGCGGATAGCGACAACGTTTGCGCTATCGAGTCGATCGCCATTCGCCTTGTCGAGGTCATACTCAAGTCCGTTGATGTAGCGGGCGCTTGAAATGATTCCTGCACCGGCCTGCTGGGCACCAATCTGGTTGTGTGCCCGTGACCGACAACCGGCGGCATAGCCGACCGGCGGGATCATACGGTTGACGCCAGCGATGTCTGTCGGCTTGTATACCCAAGGGAAAATCAGCTGAGCATGCTCGGCGTTTTCCGTCGAAGCCGTCAGCGAACGCGCCACATCTGCGACATTGTCTGCCCCGTCGTCCGCGACCGGCGTTCCGGCCGGGAGGTGGATGTAGCAGATTCGGTTGTATGAATTCGCGTGCGTAATCAATCCGGCCTTGACCTGATCGACCGTGCTCTCAGGGTTGGCTACAACGCCAGCGCCGTATGAGTCAAGGAAAAGCGTGAGCGCGCTGTTGTACTCGGCGTGTGTCACATTCGCGCGATCATCATCGCCGGTCGAAATCGCCGTGGCCGTGAGAATTGCGGGAAGGTTTGCACCGACGACTTCTGCTGTGATGTAGTGGGACGCGGTCGTGTCTCGGTTGATCTTTCCGGCCATTTCCGCAACGGTGAGAATATCGCCAGTGTTGAAGATGATGACGTTGGCGTAGGTCAACTGAAGCTGACGGGATCCAGCGGCGAGGCCAGCGATGACGGCCACCCTGACATTGGCGCTCCATGCACCAGCACCATTTGCGGTGATGGTGAGGGAATCTGTCTGCGCGTCGTCTTCGAGCGTCAGGAAGCCGGTAGTGGCACCAGGGCCGACAGCGCGACCGATGTAGCACTGTGTTCCGCCCTCTTCGAAGAAAGTCTGAACAGTGTCATGGAGATATGCATAACTGACATATCCGCCATAGACGTTCTGAAATTCCTCGGTGCTGGTTACTTTCACCGCCCGCGTCGAGGATCCACGATCGGACAAGCCGACGAAGAAGGCCTGCGATGTTTCCCGAACGGTGTTCCCGGCGGGACCCGTGCGGACTGCTGTGCTGATTACGACTCCCGGCATAGGGCTTCCTTTTCTTCCGTTTGCTGGCGACTGATTTAAGTTTCAGAACTTTATGCTCTGAAACTGAACTGTCACTTATAGATTATCAGACGTTATCGATCTTTGACGATACTTCTTCCTCGGAAATTGCGGGATCGTCTTCAACCGCACTTTCTACTTCCAATTCCTTTGTATCAGTCCGCTTGGAAGACTTGAAGACTTTTTTCGAATCCTCGGCCTTCTTTTCGTTGACTGCGATGGTTCCCCTAGCGGAAAGAACTTCAATCATCGGGTTCGTTTTGCCAACGATTGCGTGACCTCGCGCCTCGACGAAATGGCCTTCATCGTCGATTTCGACTTTTTGTGACGTCAAATTGCAGATACCAATATTTCCCTCTGCTGCTGCTGCAAGGCACTCAGCTTTAGAGACCTGTTTGAAAATATTTTTCGCCATCTATTTATTGTACCGTACTAGGACTTGAGCAATTGGGATTTTGCGCCAAATTTTGCTAAAACCTTCACCTTCGAGTTCGAACTCGAAACCCCAGATACGTAGTCGTCTTTAAAAATCAGCCAAATGTCACCGGGTGCGGCGCTATGGCCACCGCCGCAGAGTTCAACAGGGTTTTGACTTGAATTTGCGATGACGAAACAATTCTGTCGTGCGTGATCGAAGCCAAACACGTCAGAAAGCCCATTCATCAACTTGATGCACGAACAGTCACTCATAAATCAAACGCCCCCCCAGTCGGGCCAGCAACAACTTCCATCAACTGGAATTCGGAGACGGTCCCAACGTCCTCGCGAGCAACGATCTCATTGATTTCAAGATCGTAAGAAAGATACGCCCCAGCGAGAACCCTGTCACCCTTCAGGAGCGTGAGGTCCGAGTACTCCTCCCGCAAGGTTCCCTCGTCAATCAACGCCATGAAAGTTTCTCTAGGATCGGTGGCCTTCAAGCACGGGCGATCAAGAAGAGCAGAACGAACAACTGTCGTCAACCTGTCGCGCATCATTGTTGCTGCATCGGAGCCCTCGTCACGCACCCATACGTATGTACGCATACTGTATTTGACCCGATACTCAGGGTTGCCTTTATACCAGCCGTCCCTCTCCATCCCAGACATTGAGATTGCGACCGTGATAATCGTTGGCCACGCATCCAGTGCTATCGGCTCGTACGTGAGGTATTTTTCCGGAGAAGGAAGTTGTTCGCTATCCAAGTTCCATCCGTTCCGATAGGAGACGATCCGTGTCGGAATATCGTTATTAAGATATGTTGAAACATAGGATTTGGCGAAATGTGCGCCATGCATGAGAAACATTAGACTTGCCCGTCCGCGATGTATCTAGCGATCTTGTCTCCCCAGTCTCTGCGGAACTCGACTGGTTCGTAAACAATTTCACGCTTCGACATTTTGGTTGTACCGTATTGATGGAACTTGGCGTATTTTATGTTTGTCCCGAACGTGGCTGAGGTTTTGTTTATTTCGTTTGGGGCTCCGCGAAGGTCTCGAAGGCTTGAGAAAAGGGATCCAGATCTGATCATGGGTGGAGCGCCGGGAACATGCTTAGATTTCCATGCAGCATATTCTGCATCGAGAGGTTTCCACCCACCGACTTTTAGGCCGTTCGCCATTATATTCTCAGACCATTCGTTTTCAAAGTATCGCTGCATTTTTCGGAAAATAGGTTTGAATTCGTCAGATCTGTCATCCATGTCGGTGACCTGATCTCGCATGTCCGTCGGATCCCAATCGAGATCGATGTGGATTTTACCCATCAGCCAACTCGCACACGTCGATACTTCTTCAAGATCATAAGTTCTCTGTCAAGGAAGCCAGTTTCTGCGACTGCAACATTTCTTGGTTCGAGATCTTTGACGCCCACGACATCGTCATGCATGTTTTGCATTTCCCGAGTAGCGGCACGCAAGATCATCAACTTGAAAACCTTGATATTTTCACCATCTAGACCGGCGCTGTAGGTGATCTCGACGCGATCATCTGCCCAGCCTCTGTATAAATCTAGACCATAACGCCGGACGACATAGTCACGTTCGTTCTCCATTACAACCCACTCAGTTTGGAGATTCTGCTTGATCCGAACTTGAGAAACGCCAACAATCGGAGTGTTCGCAAGGTAGAGGGTGGTGGGCGGCTGGGTATAACTGATCGGCGACATCGTCGCACCAAGAGACGTATTGTAGAAAAACGACGACATCGGAACGCCAACATGGTTGTTGTCGAGCGTGTGCTCCTCTACAGAACTGGATGCCTCGATTGGGCGACGAAGATAGGTCTCCATTTCACTCTGAAGACCATCCAACACCATTTCCGCCGCATCTTGTTGACGCAGCGAAAACGTGATGTCCATATAAGTCGTCAAATCGTAAATTGAAACGAGCACAAATTAGACTATCTTCAAACGACGTTTTTTGACGATATCTCGAATCCGTTTATCTCGTGTCAGCTTGCGTGTTAGAAGCTGACGAATTGAGCGGGCTACACGACGCTTTTTACCAGAACGTCTAAAGGCTCGACTTCTTTTCTTCGGTTGATTCATGTTGCACCCCTTTCGAAAAGTGGTTGTTACATGCCAATTGTAGCACCAATAAAGACTTCGTCGGGTTTTTACCGGTCCTGATTTGGAGGCACCTCGGCCCTAAAGGACCCTTCCGACTCAATCGTCCCCGGAGGTGCTTCGACGGGAACCCAAGCACGAGAATATCTATGGTTTGCGACTTTCCGCTGCTTGAGAATTGTTCCATCAAGCAGCAGTTCCAATTCATCGCCCTTCATGCAAAAACTATTTTTAAAGTCGACAACATTCATGGCCCGGCTGCGAAACAAGGTCCGAACAATCGCCGACAATCGTTTCGCCACAACTGAACCGCGACCGCGATTGAGTTGGACGTGCATAACCATGGCCTTTGTGTCTGAAACATCTTTCCAGAGAACCGGAACCTCAGGAAACATCTCTAAAAGGTGCTTGTTGCCAAGAATCAACTTTAGCCGTTGAGAGCCATCAATGATGTTCGAGCCAGAACGCTGAACGATCAAGGGCGAAAGCGCTCCGTCAGTGGCCATCGACTCCGCTAAAACCAGAAGATCCGGTCTAAGAATATGTGTTGCGTTCCAAGATGGAATGTTCAACTCTTCGGTTGGAACCATTTCAATTTGCATTAATTTGCTCTTCCGCTAGTTTTTGACGAGCCTTCTTACGCAGGGTATCGGCCCTCGTCCCCGGTCCTACTGGCGCTGCAGCAGCAACTGTAATTTCATTCAGTATCAGGTTTCGTATTAGCCAGTTCATTGGATACGAATATGGGTCCTTAGCGTGCTTGCGACGAAAATCAGCCGTATACGCCTGCGCCCGCGAACGCTCGGCGGATCCAAGCATTAACGTATCGATAACCTGCTTGACCCCATCCCAGCCCATCTGGGAATAGTTCTCAATAACAGCCTCGATGTCATAATCCTTCCACCATCTGCGCTGAGCGTCGATCTGGGGGAAGCACTCCCATAGCCGATCGTAGAAATCTGGCTCAGTCGCTACGAGATCACCGATTCTCCTGATTGCCACGGAGTGGAGTGGGATGCCAACTCTGGTGTTCGACCCCGTAATCGCCGCCAAGTCGTAGTACTCACAATAGGGGGCGTCATGCTCTTCCGAGATGAATTTAAAAACGTCGTTCGTGTTCCAGTCGTAGATAATCTTTGCAAATTTCATCGGAATGCTGCTCTTCATCCGATACGGCTTCACGATGTAATTTTCATGCAACTTCTGAACACATGATCTATAGCGAACCATTGACTCCGCGGCGCGAACGCCAGTAATGAATGCGGTTGAACCCTTTTTGCCCTGCATCGTGTAATAGTCAACCGACTCAGGCAAGCCCTCGGTGTGATCAATACCGAAGTGGTATCCAGTAATTGCACCTTCGGGGAAATCCCGCACGAGGCGCCCGTTTTTGCGGCGTTTTTCGTCCCAGAGAAGGATTGGTTCGCGACGGCCCAGAACCCAGATCTCTGCTCCGTATGGGAGGCAGTACCACTCCATGTCAATCCAGTCGAAGTTGCGTACCTTTTCGACGTAATCAAGGACGACGGGCGAGACCATCTCCTCGTCTCTAAAAATAACCTTGACCGGACCGAGGCCACGCTCTTCGTGAAGCTCCTTGGCAAGGTACAGGACAGCCGTCGAATCTTTGCCTCCGGAAAACTGGACGCAGACAGTGTCGAACGTGTCGTAGACGTGACGGATGCGCTCGCGAGCGGCGTCTACGCAACTCATGTCTAAGAACATTCTCTGTCGAGTCATGGACCAACTGTACCGTTTCCCACCCAAGATGCAAATGTTACCGGAGTTTTTTTCTTGAAGAATGCTTCATCTGCCATCGCGTCATCGAGTTCAACAAATCCATATTCGTAAACCACATCACACTTCCGAGTGCGCATCGATGAACGAAATTATTTTTTGAGCCGTAGTGTCACCGTCGTAACCAACGTCGTTCCGCAGCCAACGAATAAAGTCGTACCATCGTCGCTGCTGGGCCGGGTCATCAAAAACAAGTGTGTATTGAACGACCGCTTGAGGTGCAGAGCCCGGCGATGCCACGGTACTCCCTTGAATCGCGACCTGCTTGTGGTCGACGTCTGGGCCAGCAACGATTCGCGCTTCCTCGCCGTCAACGGCGGGCTCAACGTTGAACTGGAAGGGATCCGGAACAGTGATTACCGGCGGCGTGAAACCGCCAGAGGAAGCAACATCGCCTGACTGGCTGTAGGAAAATTCTTCGAGAACAGCAATTTCGAATTCGTCCCACCCAAGATTTTCAAAAAGATCATCGTAGTCGGACTCTTGAATCGTCTGCATCAAATCGTAGACGAGAGCGGAATCGCTGTGACCCATTTCCGTCGTCCTATTGTCAGCAAGAGCAAACGCTACGGCTTTTTCTGGATCGACATCCATTTGGACGGCCGCTATTTGCGTCCAGCCCAGTCGTCGCGCCGCCTCCAACTGATGGTTGCCCGCAATCACGGTTTTCACGGTTTTGGAACCATCGTCACTTACGTGAATCACGATGGGTTTCATCTGACCGAACTCTCGGTACGACGCCATGATCGCATCCACGTTTCCCTTTCGAGGATTACCTTCCAAGGGGCGAAGGCCGTCGATGTCGACGAGTAAACTTTTGAGAGATTTATCGATGTTTTCAATCATGGCTAAGTATTTATCCTTTAGAGTATTTCGACCAGTCGTCCATTGGCACCGTAGTCGGGGAAACTGGAGCAAGATTGCCACTCACGCTGACCCTGTCCGATCCACCCATTTGACGGTTGGTCCAGTGGAGGAGGTAGGAGTTGAAGATCAACAAAGTCCCAGTTTTGATTCCCGCTGAAACAGTCGTGCTGATCGTGTTGCTGTGGGTCGAAAGAAACTGCAGGGAGCACGACCCGGCGGGAGCGAACGGATAGTATGCAAAAGCGAAATATTCGTTCAGGTCGACCGCGGCGTGGACGTTATGAGAGTGAGCGGATATCGATTGGCCCGATTCGAGAATGATCGACCAACTTTCGGTGATCAGATAATCTCGCCCGGTTATGTCCGACATGATTTCAACGATGACACTCTTCAGATGCTCTATTTCTTCGGTGTCAGGGAGAAGGTTGTCCTCGTAATAGGTGTGGTTGTTCTCTAGCGACATCTTTCCGGTTGGATCAACCACTTGGTCATAGTCGATGATCTGAGAAACAATTACGTCATTTTTGATGCCGTAGCCGGAACTTAAATCTGCAACGTACCCATTCAGCGACACTATAGGGAACGAGTTGTAACGATCAGAACTCATCACACAACCTGAGCGCGAACATTTGCATTCAGTGTTCTCATGGCGTCGATAGCCGTCCGCAACGACAACAATTTTTCACGCTTTGCCTTCAGTAGAGCCTCGGCAATCTTGTAGTCGTAGTGAGCGTCAGCCATTTTGTAATCAGCCCATGACTCGCGTTCCTTGATGGAGCCTTTTGCACCAAGGTACTCTTTCGCCCAATTTGCTTTGTAGAGCGACTCTTTCTTTGCGAGATCTTCTGAGAGGACTTCGAATGCTTCAGTCTCATCTTCCAGATCGTCTACGAGACGCAAAAGACTTTCTTCAATCTCAACTTGACTAATAGGTTGTGATCGCCTGTTCATAATGCTCCTTAAAATGGAAGTTCGGTCCAGTCAATTTTTTCCAAAGCGTCCAAGTTCAGTTTTGGCCACTCATATTTGCTTCTACCCTTCGCCGCCCACGCCATCTCCCTAAACAGCCAAGCGTCACACATGTCATCAGCGCCTCTGCCCTCGAAAAGGATTCCGGTTCGAGCAGAAACGGCGCTGACGACCTCAGATTTACTTGCGTTTCCTCTACCAGTAGCAAACTTCGCGCGAAGAGTGGGTGGGACGTCCACCAAGCAAATATCTGCTTCGCGTACAGCAACCCGCAGCACTCCGCCAAGTTCTCCAAGCCCATGCGCATGAGAGTTGCGTGCGCCAAAGGCGTAACCTTCGATTACTACGGCATCAACAGATTCATCTTCGATCAGCGAAATCATCAAATCCCGGATCTCGATAAGTCTCTCCACGCCTTTCGTTTTAGGGTTATAGCTAAACATCTTGTCCCCAACACAGAAACCAGATGACGTAAGCGAAGGATCGATACCTAAAGGAATCATCTTTCCCAACTCTTTTTAGCGAGACCTAAATCGAAAGCAAGTTGTGGGTTATTTCCAATACGCATATGACAAGGCCGACACACAGCCATACAGTTCGACTCATCCAAGATCGATCCACCCTGACTTCGTCGAACAAGTTCATGGATGTCAACGCTCCCATTCCTGACATATGTAGCAACTCCATCATGTCTGGCGAAAACAGGGCACGCTTGGCAATACGGCTGCTCGCCCAACATGCGTTCCACCAGCTTTCGACGCTCCTTGTAAGTCTCCTCCATTTTCTTGCTCCGGCGGCGAGAAAAGCCACTTCGCTTTAGGGAGGATTTCTTATTCAAGGGAGTTCTTTTCATTACCAATCCACCTTAATCTGATCGAATTCCCATCTGCGCTCAAGAGCCGCCCACAGGGCTTTATCCACCGCCGTTGCCTCTATGTCGTGCTGGTCTAGCAGCTTTCGATGCTCTTCAATCGCGTTCCTGTAGAACTCGACATCATTAGATGACGCCTCCTCAACCAATCCCTTACCCTGAATCATGCTGTCAACTTGAGCGAGACGATTCTCTACATGGAATCTAAAGCGATTGATTTTCTTTAACCGCTGCGAATATGCAGCCTCCGCCATCTCCACAAGATTCTTGCCATCGCTACCCATTGCCCGATAGCGGGAATGGTCCGCCTCGGCGTCAATTTTTAGGGAGTCGATCTGTTCGTTGATGTTGTTCATGAGACCTCCTAGGGCGCGCTTCCACCTGTCCCAATTCTCTTTTTGCATCAACTCTGATCTTCGCGATGGTGTAAGTTTGTTCTTCACTTCCTCGGCGACCATCTGCGCAAAAATGTCATCGGTAAGCATTAACGTCTCCATGCTGGGCAGATGCGCTTGTATGCGCACCAGTCACACAATCGTGACTTTCGGGTTTCGAACTCGTGAGTGGCGCACGCCTTATCGATGGCATCTTTTGTTGTCCTGACGTAGACGCGAGTCTCCTCGATGTCGTCATCCGTGAATTCGTGACGGAAAAGGGTTCCGTCTTTTAGATACAACAGGGAAAGATAATCGGGTCGCCCAACACCAAGTTCGACAGTTAGGGAACCATAAATCTTCAACTGCAAAAACTTGTCGGCAACCCACTTCGGTTGCGGAGTTTTGCCTGTCTTGTAATCGGCGATGACCGTCTCTGTGTCGTTGATCGTCAGACGGTCAATGAATCCCTTCAACCTCACCCCTGCGAGATCGCCATTCAGTTCGTATTCGATATAGGTTGGATCTACGGTCTCTGGTTGTTCGACCTTGAAGATGTTTTCCAGACACCACCAAGAGTTCCAACGGAACATTCTGATCACTTCAGCGTCATTGCCGATCCAAGGGGTGACTCGATCCAGCCAATCGCTCTTCTCCCACGTTGTACTCGCCAAAGTCTTAAGCGTTCCGATTGTCCTGTGTTCGCTTTGGGCGGCGTAAAAATATTCGAGGACTTCGTGTACGAAGTTGCCCATCAGGGTTGCAGAAGTTGGCTCATCGGATATTTGTTCAATCTTGCTGTACCTAAATTTCTGCGGGCACTGATTGAACGTCCCCATTGACGATGGAGAAAGATGCGGAGGGGGAACGAGTGGCTCGACCACCAAATTCGTCATTCCTGTTCAGTCCATTCGCCCCCAAGCGAGATGCGGGTGGACTCAACGATCAGGAACTCCAAATCTTCTGCCGTAGCCGTATCGAGGGTCGGTTTTGGTGCTCCGTCAGAGAACTCCGACCAAACGTTACCCAACTCGGCCTTTTGGTCAGCGTTCATCTCTTTCGTGTAGCCCAAGAATTTGGTCCACAACTCAACTGTTGCTTCGTCGATAACAGGACGCGACGCTTCGACTTCGATGGCTAGAGACTCGCCGGTGCGAGCAAGGTAGAGACCGATGCCTAACTGCTGGGCGGTTTTTTTGAGAGCATCGGAAACAGCGCCCTTGAATTCGTCACCAAGGTCGACAATGTCGCCCTGCTTCGTGCGCTTAATCTTCTGACCTCCGACGCCATCCTTTGCAACCATTTTCTGGAAGCCGTCTTCGCCCTCGAATGTTATGACAAGTCGGACATGGGCGACGACGAACTCGGGATCAAGCGAATCGCGTTCGCAACGGATGATTTCCGAGGTCCAGTTGTCAGGACCCAGAACATTATTGAGGCGAGTGATCACTTCGCTGACTGGGATGTAGATGAGGTTGACTCCACCCTTTTTGAGGCTTCGTTCAACTTCTTTCGGAAATGGTTCCGAAAATTGTTGGAGTAGGTGACTGACGGTCATTCTGCGTTCCCCTTTCGAACGACGATGTTGGTTTTGTGTTCGGACTCGCAGTACATGTCTGGGTTGATCCCAATTTCTCCGAGTTTTTTTGCACGCCAGTACGAAGGCTGGACATAGTCCAGAATTTTCATGGCGATATCCGTCGGAGCGAGCATCACTTCACCGGTATCGACGTCGACGGACGAGCGGATGATGCGGTCAACTACGGCTGACGCAATCTCTTTGTGCTGCCATTTGGTTCGAGACGAAGCGGTCCTGCGCTCGATTATGGCTCCGTCACGCAACGTCATGATGTCGTCCTTCAAGAGAGAGATCAATCGACCCTCGACGGACGAATACAGGTATGAAACGTCGAGCTTTGCGAGGTTCATTTCAAGGAACAGACCGGCTGCTTCGGCTGGGTCCGGATCTCCCTCGATGTAATCGGTGACGATTTTGTCAAGTGTCATGATGAGGCGACGAAGAGTCTTCACGTCCTCAATCGGGTTAGTAGTCATTTATGTCTCCGGTAGTAGTTGGAGTGGGTGGATTACTAGACGACTATAGCGATTCTTTTCCGCTGAGGCAAACCCAATCCGGTTAAAAATGTAAAAGCGCCGACAGCGGAGTCGACTTGGTCGTCGTGGTTCGCGGCTTCAGGAAAGGATGACAATTCGTCAAGCCAATCCGTCAGCCACACTGATCTTACACAGCGCACGTTCCCATTTGCAACCGCGGCAGCAAACGGACGAGCGCGAGTCAATTTATCTCCCGTCGAGCGAATCCCCCCAAAGTCGAAACCGGAAAGCACATATCGGGCGTACTGATCCACCAGCGCCTTGCCCGCCGAACCCGGCTCCTGCTCCATCCTGATCGCAACGGCGTGACCATCCTCGTATGCGGTCTGGGCGATCAGCTGCTCGACCTTCTCGCCCTTCACCCTCGCCCTCTGGACATCCAAAATATGGGCGATCCCTTTATCGAAAAGCATCAAGGTTCCGACCGTCCAGTCCGGATCAGGATAAGAGGGAGATGGCTCCGATGCCGCCAAGTCCCAAAAACGAACAGCCCTTGCCGCCGACGTAATTTCTGGCACTTCGTGAGGGTCCAGCAGGACGATACTCTCCCTCTCGAACAGCGAGCCAAGGGTCGTCGACCACCAATCGCCCTCTTCTAGCCGACGTCGCTCGACGGGATCAAGCTCACTCAGTGACTGACGGTACGACTCTGCGTCAATTCCCGGGTTGTCGGTAAGTTTCGATGGGACAAAAATTCTCCCAGCTGCCATTCCCTCAACGATGAACCGTTGACGGACCCAGTTGGGAGCAGGGTTTGATGCCGCCCTCATCCTCAGCGGAACCTTTGCCAGCGGGCCGCTCGCCGGGCGACGGAGGCGAGAGAATAGGTACCGGTAATCAGATTCCCTGATTTCCGTCACCTCGTCCACCCCAATAAACTGAAACTCTGATCCCTTATAGCGTAAATAATCGTTCACATTGTTTAGATAGCCGAAGGTGATGCGGGCACCACTAGGAAAGGTCGCCGTGTAATTGTTGGCGTTCCACCTGACATCCTCTTCATTCGCGAGCCACGACTGAAAACGGTCCATGATGGCTCCGGGGAGAGCGAGGTCGGCGTACGTTCGACGGAAGAGAATCGCGCTGTAGCCCGGAACGTCGACGTACTGAAGGGCAGCCATCAGAAGGGCCGACGAATTGTGTGTTGGGATAAAGTGCTCGTCGCATAGGAACAGGTTGTCGGGGGACGAAACTTTGATACATTTGACGTTGGTGTCCCCAAGAAGTTCGACACCCTTGATGTAGCGGAACCTGTTTGTGCGGCGTGCAGCAATTTTCTGCGTGTTGGCCTTTCGTGCCAGTTTGAACACAGTCCTGTTGGCAGCAAACTTTACCGTCCATTTGAGTCCCTTTACAATACCGTAAAGGGTGGACTGTCCTTCTCGAACATTAACTTTCATTCCGAGTGAGCGTGCAAGATGCGCCACGCCTTCTACCAAGTTTTTGTTTGTGTTTACGAATTCGACGCTAGCTCCATTCACGTTTCCGTCAGTGTCCATGAGGCCTTGGAGTATTGCGACACGTTGTTCTTCAGAGGCCCACAGGTAAGCGTGAGGAATATGCTTGTTGTTGAGGAGGTTATTAGTTCGTAGAAGTGTTCTTAAGCCGTCAAACAGGACTATGGCATAGTTGGCGTTGTCTGTAATGGGGTGGCGTACAGACTTGATTGCGTATGGGCACTCATCCCATATTTCAGGGTCTTCGCCACATATCGATCCAGCAGAAGAGTAGCCGTCTCCAAGCCACGCCCCTAGCGTGTAGGGGTCGATGGGTAGGTCTACGTGTGGGGTTTGGATAGCTGCGGCTACAGGGATAGCGTGGTTAGCTCGCCCGCCGCGGACCGTGAGCGTGTCCACAATTTCTTGTGTGGTACGGATGCTGCCGGTAGGTTGCGGTTTGATATTCTTAGCGGATTCCACCCTGTTTCGTTCGGCTACGGCTAGCGATTTACGGGGGCCTTGGGACATAGTGGCCCGTGATTCTCTTGTAGCTCTACGGGTAGCTCTGTATTCGTCGGTTCCTTTGGTGAGCCTTTCCATGTCTTTGGCGTCGTATGTGAGCCATTCATGGTCGTCAGCGGCGGCGACACTGGACCCGTCGTCAAAGGTTAGACGGTACGTCGGCTTCTTGTGTATCTCAGACTCGGCTAGGACGTAGTATGGTTTACCGTCTAGGCCAAAGATTTCGTCGCCGGGGTGGATGTCCTTGATTGGTTTGAAACCTTCGGGTGTGGGTATGGGTGTGTCTACCGAAACAGCTTTCCCACCACCAGCTGCTCCGCCAAAAAACGCCTCAAGGGCGTATGTCCGCAGGAACACCTTCTGTGTCAACGATGCTTCTTCTGGGCAGTATTGGGGCTTCTTGGGTTCTAGGTATTCCAGAACCTTGCCCCAGTCTGGTTCGGCCATTGCTTACCTCTTCGTGGTTGTTCCTACCATACTGTAGGAAGATGCGCTAAGTTGTGACCCATGCCTAAAGAAGGACCGAAGAAGGTCGCGATAATTAGAATGCGGCTGGCAATTTTTTTTCGAAGATTATTCACTAGAAAGAATGCCGCCAACCTCTTGATGCTATCATTTATAGTGCTTACCAGCGCAGGTGTCGCCATCTCCATTTCTACGGGATGGGGGCTTGTTGTCGCTGGAGTTGCGAGCGGCGCATTTGGCCTGTTACTAGGACTTGAGTAAGTATGGCATGGAACTCAACGGAGAATAAGTCGCTTGGTGGAAACTCGGCGAGCAAGGCTGCCAAAGTTGGCGTGGGGGCACCTGTCGCCAATAACGTCAACTTTGCAGGCAGGGCGTATCGAGATTCGTGGGACATCGAGCGGGCGTACCGAGAAGGTATGGCGAAAGTCGTATGGGTGTCTCGGTGTATTGATGCGATCGCCGGAAACCAAGCCCGGCTGCCGGTAGTGCTACGTAAAAACAATGACCCCGAAGGCGAAATCGTCACCAAATCTAAGGCGAAAAACTCCTCGGTCCTTGATTTACTGAACGTCAAGAGCAATATTGGTGAAAATTCGTTCGCTTTCCGTTACCGCTTGTCGTCGCAATTGCTGATGAGTAGCCGTGGGGCCTTTATCGAAAAAGTTCGCGGTCGTGATGGGCGAATTATTGGCATCAACCTCCTGCCGCCACAGCACACGGCACCCATCCCCGACCCGAAGACATTCGTCTCCGGGTACGAGGTTTCGATGCCAAGCGGTGACAAGATCATACTTCCCCCTAGTGAAGTTATTTGGGTCAGGAAACCGCACCCACTTGACCCATACCTTTCCTTGACTCCGATGGAATCCGCTGGTGTTGCTATCGAGATTGAGAACTTGGCGAAACTTTACAACCGGAACTACCTGCTCAACGATGGACGTCCGGGTGGCCTGCTGGTCCTCAAGGGGGACATTGACGAGGACGACAAGGCAGAACTTGCGAACCGCTTCCGCGGAAACCTTGGTCGCGTTGGTGGAACCACGGTAATCGCGTCCGAAGATGGCGTCGATTACGTGGACACATCTTCGAACCCTCGTGATGCTTCCTATATCCAGATGCGCCAAATAACCAAGGAGGAGATCCTTGCCTCCTTCGGCGTGCCGGAGTCCGTTATCGGTAATGCTTCTGGCAGGACTTTCTCGAATGCCGCAGAGGAAATCCGCGTCTTCTGGATCGAAACCATGATGCCGCACTTGGAGCCGCTTGCCCGGTCGCTGGATGAACTCGACGATGAGCATTACATCGATTTCGACACCAGTGAAGTGCCGATCCTCGTGATCTACAAGCAGGAGCGAGAGCAGTATTTGCTTCAGGAACTCCAGCAGGGCCTCATTAGCCCCAACGAATACCGCACGGCAACAGGGAAGAAGAAGGTCAAGTCTGATCTTGCTGACTCGCTGCTCATGAACCCCAACTTGACGCCAGTTGCCAATACCGAAAAGGAAATGCCCAAGCCAGAGATGCAGATGGGCGGGCCTCAGCCGGGAGTTCCCGGGATGCCTCCGGGTGCCGACCCGGGCGGAGAACAGTCCGGCGACCCAGAGATGGGCGGGGTGGGTGAAGTCGCTGCACAGAACCAGCCGCCATTGGATCCAAATACGATGCAGGGATCAATGGCGTCGGAGCAGGGGTCACCTCAAGCGGCTGTTGCCGCACAGCCGGACGGTCAATTGGCGGACCCGGCATTCAAAAATATTGAAATCAAGGTCGCGGAAGAACAAGGGCTTGAGCGTTGGACTCAGATTCTTGAACGAAGCATTGAGCGGTTGATGGAGCGTCAGCAAAGGGTGGTCATCGAGAAGGCTTCCGGGTCGAAGTGCAGGAAGGCGTTGCTCGAAGGAACTCTCGATGTCGACATGTTCATGCCAGCAGATGTTTGGTACAAGCAATATGACGAAGACATTCGTCCTGTACTTATGGCGATCATGAAGGAAAATATGGAAGGCAAGTCTGTCAACTTCAGCGAAGAAATGGTCGTGGCAGCGAATGCCGCTCTTGGTCGAATCAGGTCAATCGTCGATCAGTCGCGAGAAGAATTGACAATGGAAATTCGTTCCTCGTACGGAATTTCTTCTCCCGAGATCAGGAATACGGTTGTAAAAGCATCCGTCACTAGCCATTTTGTAAATCTTCTGGCTAATTCTCCTTCCAAGGTCGCTGAAGCCGAGGCACGACGGGCATGGCGTTTACGTAAATAGCACCCCTGTTTCCGTAAACAGAATAATTACAATGCCGTAGTTGCATCAGCCTACTCTCCAGTCGTTTATCATTGATAATGATCAAAGGGAGAGAAACCATGCCTGATTCACAATTCGATGATATCGAGTTCAAAGCGGCACCCGCCGGTCAAGTTTCCGTAAATGATGCCAAGGGCATCGTGGAGTGTTTCGTCGCCGGAATCGGCAACAAGGACTCCGTCGGTGATATTTGCGCACCCGGAGTGTTCGACGGAAGCCTGAAGCGCAGGAAGCCGCGCGTCGTATGGGGACACAACTGGAACGACCCAATCGGGAAAATCCTTGAGATTTATGAGGTTCCAGCCTCCGACCCTCGTCTCCCAGAAAAGATGAAAAGGGCAGGAATTGGCGGACTGTACGCGAAGGTTCAGTTCAACCTGAACTCAGAAAAAGGTCGCGAGGCGTTTTCCAATGTCCAATTCTTCGGCCTTGAGCAGGAATGGTCAATTGGATACAAAACGCTCGACGCAGTTTTCGACCCTTCAAAGCAGGCGAACGTCCTAAAGGAAGTCGAACTTTACGAGGTCAGCCCGGTTCTCCACGGAGCGAACCAGTTGACTGGAACGATCTCAATCAAGCAAGCCAAACTCAAAGACCCTGAGGGTGGTCTGACCGCCGAGGGGCGCAGTCACTTCGCTCAGACGGATGGCGCAAACCTGAAGCCGGGAGTTCGCGGAGCCGCAAACACGCCGCAGAAGATGTGCAGGAAGGGCTCTTTCTTGACGCGATTCTTCACGAATCCTTCGGGCCCAATGAAGAAACCGGACGGCAAGCCGACCCGACTAGCGCTTTCTGCTGCAGCATGGGGAGAACCATCCCCTCAGGACCGTAGCGATGCCGCAAAACTTGCCGCAAAGGGTCGCCGACTCCTTGAGCGCTACGAAAGCTCAAAGAAAAAAGATGCTGAATGGAAACAAGAGTTCGATTTCTCTGATTACGAATCATTTTTCGAGGAAGAGTTTGAGGAAATTGCTCTCGATCACGTACTTGAGCAAGTGAAGAGCGTCTGGGGCGACGAAATCGATTTTGATGACGAGATCACGGATGTCTCCGAGAAGAATCACATGATGATGCAGATGATTTCGGCAAGGAAGCCGGAACCGAATCGTGACATCTTCTCCGACGGAGCGGCTCAGCCTCTTAGCCCAGAAAAGCGAAATTCTCTTGAAATAGAGATCGCTTCACGGGTTCAGGCTCCAATCCAATTGATGACCGCAACCGGGAACCTCGTCGTCTTTGCGAAGATGAAAGAAGGAATGAAGAAGTACTACCGCCTTCCGTATCATTGGGACCGGGAAACGCAGCAGTACATGTTCGGAAAGCCGGAAAGGGTCGTTCCTCAGATGACCTTCCAGCCCATGAGTGCCGTTGTCCCTCCCCGGATGCCAGCGATCTCTATGCGGACAAAGCCGAATCATTCCACGAGTAGGGCTTACGCTCAGGAAACGCCCGAGCCGACGATGGCCGACATTTTCCGTCAGCGAGAGAAGCATCACGACGACGACGAGAAGTCACTCGAATACATGTCAGAAATGTCGGGTTTCAATGAGGAACAGCAAAACGTCATCATTGAGTGCGACCCCTCGCAGGTTTTCAGGGTCAAAGAAGCCCTCGATCCAATCTTCGAGTATCACAAAACCGAAGTCGAGGTGACCGAGCACGGAATCAAAGTGCTCTCAGGGACAACCGAAGAGTTCATGCAGGCAATCTATAATGCCAGCAAGAACATCTTTGGGGGTGGTTCAAAAAAAGCACTTAGGTCCCTGCGGGCCGTAACGCAACGGTTCGATCCAAACGCAATAGACGGCGACAACGATGGCTTGGTTCAGGAGGGCTCGCCCTTTGAGCGCCCAGCCACGCCGTCAACACCAAAGTTACCGAACCTTCCGCAGGCGCCATCCGCAAACACTGGAACCGGAGATGAAGGTCTTCGGTCTATGCGTAAAAACACATATAAGAATCGTCTTGAAAAAATGGATTTCGCCGAAATCAAGGACGAGCTTGACGAAGCTAAAGAGATCGTTTCTTCACAAGTCGAAGCCATGAAGAAGCGTGCCGGAAAGTCGTACGACGACTTATGGGCAATGTCTATTCTTGAAACAGAACAAGGTCGTTCCAATACGGAACTGGCGACAGCCATATTGGCAAATCGATTGGGTGGAGCAGACAAGTTCACCCCAGAAGACGCTCAACGCCTTTCAGATAATTACGAATCATGGTTCCTAGACGACTTGTCCGAACTTGGGGAATCCGAAGATCGAATTTCTTCAATCAGCAATCACGTTGACGACTTGGCTGATTACGCAGAGCAGGTCGAGGAGAAACTCAGTGATCTGAATAAAGACGAAAGCGATATGCGCGATCAACTGCGTTCCGCTACTCGCTCTCTGTCAATGAACAAATATGAACTTGATGAGATCCGCAACTCAAGTAATCCGGAGGCGGCGGCAGAAAAGTGGCTAAAAGACAACTTCGACGCCGACGTGATCGAAGAGGGCGACTACGCCTACTACATGGATCAGACGCTTGAGGCGATCAACGATCTTGATGACAATCGAGTCGAGCGGTCCATTCTTGAAGAGGACATCAGTTGGATCAATGAAAGAATCCCGTCGGCTGACGAGGCGAGAGAATTCGTCCAACAACCAACCTTGACCGGCGCCGCAAACAATAGCCCTTACAGCACTAGAGATAAAAGCAAAAAACTTCGCGACGGAGTGAACGAGGCGGCAGAGTGGTTTACTCGGAAAAATCGTGGACGTGGAATGAGGTCGCGGAAGAACAGCGATCAGATCGAATTGGCGGCGCCTGCACGTGATCGTATCTCCTACGCTGAGACGCTTCAGGATTTTGTCGACAACGCATCACTTGACCGACCGGTAGCAGATACGCTGCGATCGCTCGCATCTCAGATCGACCCCAAAACAGGACCGTCGATAATTGATCGTTCAAATTTGCAGATTGCTATCGACACCCTGAACTCTCGCATTGGCGACGATGATTCGGGTTCCATCCTTGAACTGTCGGACTTTCTTTCACGGATGAAGGGTGGAGCAAGGAACGGAAAATGGGTTGACGGCAATCTCGACCCGGACCGTCAGAAAATGAACTCCATGGGACCCCGGAGCAACTCTCGGATTCCAGAAAACGGCGTCTCCCTGAAACTCAACGCTGATGAGCGCGGCGACATTCGTCGCTCATTGGAACGGGAGCAGAAAAATGCTCAGGGAATTACAGCGTTTTCCGAACTCGACAAATGGCTCCAAGGCAACTCTGAAAAGATGCCTCAAGATTTGGCTCAAAGAATTCAGTCAGGGTTCAACGAGTACGCAAAGCGGAACGAGTCCAGCGAAGTCCCAGCCCCCATGCGTGCGGCAAAAGACATAATCGACTTTGCCGCCCTGTCGCCAAATGGGACATACGAATCACCCAATCTCAAGAAGGGCGGTGGTTTTGCTGGTAAAAGACCAACACCTCCCGGCATGACAAAGCGCAACATGTCCAGCCTTCTGGAATGGGGCCAGTCTGAATCCGAGCCGCCCATCAGGGATCGGTTTGCTGGTCTAGAAGTTGACGACATCTCCCCCAAGGGGTGGTCAATTCTTGACGGAGCGCAGTCGGCGCGCGGAAGCGGTCTCCGTTCCAGTAAGCGACCCGGCCCGGAGGAGCGTTCGTCGGCTGTAGCAGAAACAGCCAACCGGCCCGGGCGCCCAATGGGTACCAGAATTGCAAACAGCCAAAATGTGGGCAAAAAGTGGGAAGAAATCAAACCCGAAGGATGGGATGAACTACCCCCAGATCAGCAGTTTGACGAACTCTATGCTTTTTATTCTCCCAAGAAGAGCGGCATGAAGGAAGTCGATTTCCGGCGCCTTTCCACAGAAATAGGCAAGAAGATAGAGGAGCAGGAGCGCAGGGAAGAACGCCAGTCTCGGCGACGTCAAATCACTCAGGAATTGGCCAATACTCCGCCAGCACCAAGTCCATCCGCTCCACCCGAACAGCCCACTGGAGACGCAGTTCCAGAGGAACAGTCGCCAGAAATCTCCCCGGCCCAATGGACGGAACAACGCAAACGGGATCTATCTAAAGTTGACAAACGTGTCTCAGGGAACCAAACACGTCTCGCCGACGCCGTTGCTGACGGTGATGCATCAGAGGATCATCAAGAGGTTTGGGATGCTCTTTCTGATCTTACCAACGAGGGCGACGAGGTCACGATGACGATGCTCGAATCAATGCAAGCCACGCTCGATGAATACATGGAGCAGTTCCAAGGCAGGGAACTCACAGCAAAAGAGTCTGCGAGTATGCAAGCGGCACGATCGTTGAATACGGTTATTGGCGAGATGGTCGACGGCTACCAACGTAATGGCGCCATCGAGCAGGGCGACTCGGCCGCTGCCCTCCGGGTCGGCGGGATTGATGAAGACGATATCCCTAATACCGGAACGGGGGCTGCGCGTTTCCTTTCAGAGGCTGGCATGCGCTCAATGCGCAACTATAAGCCAAGTGAATCTGTTCAGGAATATGCGAATTCGAGAAGCGTTGGCGGCCTTCGCTCCGAGAAAAAGGGTCGCACCCAGATTATTGAAGAGGCAACATTCTTCAAAAAGATTGAAGATTCTCTCGACAAGGAAATTAGAGAAGCACGCTCAAGCAGCGACAGACAAACATCTGACGCGCTTAGACTCTTGCAGGGCATTATGGGCCGTCAAGACTCCGGAAAACTTGGTGACCGCAGGACGAACGTCGGAACAGTTACGGTCACCCAAGACGAGGTAGACCAGATAATGGACGCCCTCATGGTCGTGGTCGATCGACAAATGGAAACAGGCGGATCAAGGGTAGACATTTTCACGAGGCTCCTTGATATTTTTGCTGAAGCAGCGATGGGAACATTCATAACGGGGACAACTGAAGAAATAACTAGCCGGACACAGGAGAGGACAAACTCTCAAGGAAGGACTGTCAGCATCCCGAACAATTGATTATTTGGGCTTTCCCCTCAACCAACACCAATCTAGGGTACAATTTGACAAACGGTCTTAGTGAAAATTACCCCAAATACTTCTGCGTGGTCTCCACGCCTTAAGGCTATGATGCCATGTGAAGGTGTAGTATTTTCAAAATGATTGTCTACTCAAGAACATGCACTGTAAGGAGCCAGCAACGATGAGTTACGACGAGAAAGCAGTTGTCAAGATTGACGCTGACGGTGGTGTTCTTAAGTGCGCAAAAGGTCTCAGTGGAGATGAGTGCGGATACACGGCGGGCGCGAAAGTCTGTGGAAAGTGCGGAGCAATACCCGTTTCCATGAAGATGGTTCCAGTTTCCGATGAGGAAATGGAAGAAATCGACGACGAGGACGAGTTGGTGGAAAAGGCACTCGCCGCCGTTGGCTCTGAAATTGACGACGAAGAAGAGGAAGACGAGGACGCCCCCGACGTTGATCCCGAGGCCGACGAGGAAGACGCCACCGACGTCGAGTCAGATCCCGAGACCGACGACGACACCGCCGTAGACGACGAAGACGACGAAGACGACGAAGACGAAGAGGACGCCCCCGTCGCCAAGCGCTGGATGGGTGATGCCCGCAAGCGTCGCCTGAATACGATGGGCAAGAAAACAGCAAACGTCGGTAAATCCGGATTCCTTTGCGCAATCGATCGCAAGGTTTACTCCGGAAGCAGCGGCATGTGCGACGACTGCCCGGGCGGGTGCATGTCGGAGAAGGGGATGCCGGGTCTCATCGAGATTGAAGGCAAAGCGGAGGCCGAGTTCGACGGAACGGTTATTGATTCCGGCTACGCCCAGAGCAGCGACGTCTACATCGTCGATCTTCAAGTCAAGGATGGGCGAGCGATCGAGGTCTACATGGAAGGAACTACGGGCGAAGTTCTCGCCTTCCATCGCCTCGACGATTCAGTTTTCGAGCAGAAGTCTTTGTACGAGGAAACGGAACTTATCGGCTTCACCGAGGCATGCGATATCGCAGTGAAAAGCCTCGACGGGCTCGATGGTTCAGTGATGGCGGTCGAACCAGACACCTTCGAAGGTTTTGACTGCTACGCAGTCGAGATTGATGGAATTGACGGAAAGTCGTACGACGTGTTCGTCGCCCTCGACGGCGAGGTTCTTGGATACGACGCTTACGAGCCGGACGAGGCAGAAGAAATCGAGGCGGAAGCCGCAGAGATCGCCCTCAAGCGCGCCTTCAACGAGGAACAGCGTGAGGAGATGGCCAAAGAGGGCCTCGCCATGTCTGACGGTTCGTTCCCTATCTCCAACGTCGACGATCTCCGTAACGCCATCATGGCCCACGGTCGCGCAGCCGACAAGGAGACGGCGAAGAAGCACATCATGAAGCGCGCTCGTGAAATGGGCAAGGAAGACATGCTTCCCGCCAACTGGTCGGCCTCAAAGAAGGCAGATGTCCTTTCGGACGTTGATGCCGCGTTCATGCAGTCGATTGCGGAGTTCGAAATGCTAACCAACGAGGACGGCGACGTCGACGGTCTCGCCTGAGCGCCGGGAAAGAGTGGGTCCCAATGGCCCTAACCCGAGCCACCAGATATATACATTCGGAACGAGTTTTAGGCACCCACCGTCGTGATTACGAGTGGCTAGGCCAACAGTTCCGTATTCACGCTGCAATCTCCAGCACCAGATCAGAGATTGATGCAGAGTGGTCCGTCAAAGCGCTCATCGGCGACGCCGTCGGCGGGAACGACAAGGAGTCCCAGAAGAGGACCGCCGGTTCCGGTGTCAAGGAGACCATACCAGAAGTAAGGTTTGCGCCGAACAAGACGCGTCAACCCGGCGATGTTCTAAAATTGCATGTGACCGCAAAGGATATGCTCCGCAAGGGCGATGAACCAAACTTCGGGTGGGTTTCTCCCCCCAAGGAACTTCGACCAGACGAGCGGCGATTGGGGATGATGGAGGCGCTTGCCTTCAAAAAAAAGACGCCGAAAATTATTGTCAACGAATACGAAGCGGACCCAAGAACTGGCGCAAGGATCGAAGATTCGAAGCGAACGGTAAACGTCAAGTCTCTTCCTGACGGAGTGGAAACGAAAGCTCTCGGTAGGAGCATCGGCTCAGTTGTCCCCGGCGGCAGTCTCGGTTCCCGCTCAGCGAGAGCAATTGGTGTCATCGTCGACGAACTAGGAAAATTCCGTTGTCCTCCCGGAACTCCGGCAGCAAACCAGTTCACGGACGAGTTCGGGACCAACTGTTTCGTGGCCCCAGTATCCGCCATCCGACGGCTTGGTCGTGTAGGTAGTTGGTTCAACAACCATGTAGCGATGGGGCGGTACATGGAGATGCTGGAAGCTGATGCGGATGATCCGCGTTTTGCTTCCAACAGGCGCGCAATGGAAGCGGCCTCGCAGATGCTTGCCCCAAAAAGCGTTTTCGATCAACGGCTTGCGGAAAAAGATGCAGCGCTGGACACGTTGCGAAAGATGGTGTCTGCAACTGGTGATACCGACCTAAACGCAGACTTGTGGGACACCATTTTGGGTCTGAGGAACAACGGCATGTGGGATGTCGAATTCGAAGGCTTGTTCTCCGGCATTTTTGGAGATTCCGTCTACGACCCGAACAAAACTCTTTTGGAGAATCTCCAGAATCTGGATGCGAGGCTTCGTCAGGATTACCTCGACTACGTTGATCCGTCAGTTGACCCAGCGGACGCGGCAAAGATGGTGGAGATCCTCGTTGATCGACATCACGATGTACTCAGAGGGACTCTTGAGTCCATCCTCCACGAGTTCCATGACGACCCTGAATCAGTGCGCCTCCTCAAAAAAATAACTTTCAGGCCATACGATGCCGGTCGCGAAAATGGGAATCTCGAAAATTACTGGTTGACCGAAGCGGAACTCTCTCCAATTAGTTACCAAAACACTACTGGTTTCGGCATGACCATGGAGGTCAACCCGCTCGTCCAAGTTCTGCGACCAATGATCGATGATGATGGAGCCTTCTATCTGGACGACGGAAAGATCAGGATCGTCTCAACGGATGGAACCGGCAGCGAGGGTCAGCAATGGCAGGCGCTTCAAGAATTCTTTCAGGGCGAGATCGATCTAGAGCGTTGGAAGGACAGGTACGCGTCTGACCTTTCTGCCGCGCGGCATGGATCGCTCCAAGCGCAGGCGCGACATATTGGTTACCACGAAATGGGCCATCTGCAGCAGTACGCCGCTGTTCAGAAACTGGTCATTGACGATTGGAACAATCGTGGTGTCACCTATGCGGTGGGTAAAAATGGGGTGGTGGCTTTGACGGATCCACCTGATCAGTGGAGTAACGAGCAGTGGGGGGAGGCATTGAACAGCGTCATACAGGGTCTCCTTCCAGCGGAATACCTGCCGGAGGGTTTTCCTCCCGTCGGCATCCATGCCTTCGAAGGAAGCATGCTTCACATCCTGTCCGGTAAATACTACCAAGACAAAGTCAAGGAATTCTGGGGAGAAAACGGAGAGGGCCCGCTCAGACAAGAATCAGGGATCACCCTTGCAGTCATGCTCATGGAGGGCATGACCGAACTTCGTGCTCTTCAGAAAATGGGCGTCATCGACAGTGATCTGATTGATCAGCAAATCGAGTGGATGAATGGGAAGTCGGATATCAACTCGCCCGTAACTCCATCCGGACCTCCGAAATGGTCGCCTGCACCTCCGGGAAATACACCCCCGCCAACCCCACCCAACATCCCTGCCACGAATCCACCGAACAGCCCTCCGGGCTCACCCGTTCCGGACGACACGGAACTGAGCATCATTCCAAGTGAAATTACATGGATGGTTGATAAGGAAACGGGAGAAATTCTTTCGACTCAGGGACCATGGGATCTCATGGAGCGTTACTTCATTGCCCGCCACGGCGGTCGACCTGATGACAAGAGAGGCGGCAACCAAGAGATTCCACGCAAATCAATTGCCAGAACATGGGGATGGCCTGACGTCCCTTACAGTCAGTTGGGCGCCGACGGCCTAGATGGCAGATTTAAGGTCTTACAGACTGACGCCGATCAACTGCTCGAACGAATTGACGCCGGAGAGCAATTAGACGACGACGACACCGCACGCCTGTGGATGGCGTCAAAGGGAATGGCGCAGATCGCCGACGAGAATGCTCGACGCCGTAACGCCAGCGATAAAATCAGGCAAGAACGTTCCAGCAAATTTGAACGGAACGATTCTGGAAAAATTTTCCGCAAGTCGAAGAAGCCTTACAAAAAGAATGCTGGCGACGACGACGAAATTTACGACGATGACCGCTATCGGCAGGCGATGATCCAAACCGAACAAAGCATTCCCGGACGCTACCCGGATGCGCCAAAATCGTGGACAGAGGATCCAGCAGGGCACGGTTCGGAGCAGTCGATGGAAGCGATGCGCTCCATGAACAATGTCGAACAAGCCGCAATGACCAAAGACCTAAAGGAACGGAACAAAAGTTACGTTCATGGTGGAACCGACCTCGAAGATGCGGTTAAGCGAGCGGCAGAGGTTCGCGGGCAGGAAGTGGACAACACTGGCCCACATCCATCTCCTTCAAAAGAAATTGCCGAAACCATTCTTCCTGTTTTGGATGCGATGGAACGGAACCCAGTATCTGAAACTGTTGAAGGATACGTCATATTTGACGACGGCGACGACCTGATCCCGATCGACACCTACATCGAAGCGGAGGACGGACGGAGTTTCCAACTCCTACTCGATGGACTGCGGTCAAAGAGGTCCAGAGGTTTCGTAGAACTGCAAGTAGTTTCTTCCCGCGAGGAAAGCAACATCGACTACGCGAATTCCGGAAACCGCACAAAAATAGTTGTGCCGAAGGGATCGCGTGGAATGTGGCGCGAAAATGAGGACGGAGAAAATTCTAAACTCACCCTGCCCCCCGGCTCGTTCGACGTCGTCGAAGACGTCGACGGAGTCCAAACCATGATTCCTTCGCGTCAGGAATCATCCTCCGACTTCGCTGGTCGGCTACTCGGAGACATGTCCGAATGGGGCAATCCGGGAAGCGTCGCCGAAATGCGTGAACGCTCTGACCTAGAAAGAGTCCTTCGTGGTCGGCAGGTTGAACAACCCCGTCACGTCAGGTCTCACTTCAGCCAAGATTCTGCTGTCCGAACAAAAATGATCAAGCGTCGCAATGACATGGATCGAGGCTTTGCGGACAACTCCATCGAGCCGTTCAACCCAGACTTTTCGGCCCGCGACCAGACGCTCGACCGCTCCACCGCGACAAGCATGATCCTCACCGCCGACAGACTTGCAGACGGCGACCTCAGCGACAACCTACGCACCGCAGATGGTCGTGAATTTTCGATGACGCCGGAAACTCGCGATTTCATCGAGCGATCAGGAAGCGACGCTGTCACCAAAAAGGTTGCCGAGGCGGCAGAGCAATGGCATGAGGGCGTTGACCGCCGGGTTCGCAGCCGCGTTTCTTCCGACGAGTTGAATGACCTGCTTGAAACAGGAAGTCCAACGCGGGCGGATCGTTCAATGATGATGGCCGAATTCGAACGGAACAATGGCTGGCCGACGGGTGCGCCACCCGATAGTCGACCACTCATTGGACACGCCACCCATGCCGTACACGATAATATTGTCGACGACCTCCTAGAGCGAAGCGGACGTGGCGGATTCCCCGCATTGCGTCGCTCCGGCTTCTTCGACCACAGTGGCGACTCTCCACATGGACCTCTTTCCCCGTATGGGGAGTCAGACATCGTTCTCCGACCGGAAGTGTCGATGAGGTCGGCATACGCTCTTGGCGACATTCTCCGAGATCCCGCCGCGATGACCCGCCTGAACGACACCGACCCTCGTCGCTACGCTTCCCAGTTGGCAGTTTCTAGACGAGGCGAAGGCGATACAGCCTTACGGATGGGAAATCTTTTACACGCTGGACTTACCGGCGATTTTCGTGGCGTGCAGATGCGTGACATGCCGCCCGAAGTCGAACAAAACGGGATGATGACACGTCTTCCAAGAAGTTTTGGTTCGGCAGACATTCCAATGGAAACAGCAATCGCTGGCGGATTCGACATTGCGGACATCGAGCGGATTGATGTTCCGATCGATTCCCTTGGCTGGAAGAGGCTCGAATTGCGTCGCGGAGATATCGACTTCCAAGCGAGCGGAACCGCACAGAATCTAAAAAGAGCAGGATGGTCCGATGCAGAAATCGACTTCTTGTTAGAGTCGCTTTCAAACGGTCGCCTACCAAACATCAAAAGCGCAAACCTGCTTCGCCAGCATCGCGCCGCAAATGCCGATCGGATTCGATTTGATCGTGCGGGCGTAAACGTCAGGTACACGAACGCGGATGGCATCGATCTCTTCAGTAGAAGAGACCTCACCTCCTCAACGGATTCTGGCGCACGAATCGGTCGTGTCCGTAACGTCGAGGAAGCACTGCTTGTTCGCTTGGACGATGAAGTTTCCGCACGCCAAGCCACCCTCCGACCCATCGTTCAACAGGGGATGCGAAACATGCGTGGTTCCAAATCCTTAGATAGTCATAGCCCAGTGTACGAAGCGGCATTACGTGAGGTTGGCGAATGAAAGCGATCCCCGTAGGTAGAACCAGTGTAGGAACACTTTATTTTGTTATCGATGGAGAGTCAGATGGTGTGCTCGTCGACAAGGAACGGAAAACCCATAACGTAAATTTTTTATCCTTCATCGCGCACAAGCCGGTAAAGCGCATCTTGACGTCAGATTTTCACGAATTCCTGTGGTCTGGTGTCGATTCCCCTAATGATCGTTGGCGGAACATCATCGAAAGCCGAGTGCAGCCAATCCCCGACAGCATGCTGGCTGGAACTGAAACCATTTTAAAGTTTCCCAAGACAAACTCGAAATCGGCAGAAGAGATCATCGAAGAAAAGGAAGTGCGCGCGAGCGAGTTGAAGTCGCTGATGTCCAGCGGCAATCACGAGAAAGCCCTCGGTCGGGCGCTTAGGCGCGGAGCAGGGCGCATTGGTGATCGGGCGACGGGCGCCGTTCGCGGTTTCGTTCGTGGGGCAACGTTCGATCCCGATTCGGGAGATGCGGACGGTGACGGTTTCGTGCAGGAGGGAACACAGTTTGCTCGACGCGTTTCGGGTGCGGTTGCGGACGTTTCCTCTCGTCAGGTGAGGCGAGCAAAAAAGTTTCGGCGGGCACAAAACCGTATTGAGGCACGGCAAGTAACCGGAATGGCCTCTATTCGGAATTATCTGCCTAGTACTCCGAGTGACCGTTGGGTGCAGCGATCAAAGGAGCATTACAGTAACATTTACGAGAAGGATACGAAGCGCGTTCTCGACATGTTCCATGGCGGAAAACCAATCAAAACGTACGGAGACCTTCGTTCAGCGATGAACCAAGCGCACCCAAACTTTATTAGCGGAGTTTCAAAAGCAGACTATTTTGCTGACAAGTTAGCCAATAATGAGCTTCTTCCAGCGCATTACGAGCACGCGATGGGCTTCATGTTGGCATTGAGTTGGAACCAGCGACTCAACGACATGAGATTCGACATTTCCGCTTATAGTCTAAATCAGCCCGGATTCAATACCGCCGATGGATCGATCGAGTATAAGGGAAGGCAGAGGCTCGCGAAATTCACCAATGGCTTCGACTTCGTCCCGGTCGGACCCGATGACACACCATCGATGATGTTTAAGGTAAAATATCAAGAGGAGACGAGTTACGACAAACGCGGGAATTTGGATGATTTCGGCAATTTCCAGTTGGAAGTAAACAAAATGTTTTTCACCATGCTGGAAGACACTCCCGGCGACTTCGGCGACGCTGAATCGGTGCAAGCATGGCAGGAGGCCCGGGCTATGGCTCAACGCGCTATCACCAGTCATGAAATGACGCACGTTGCCCACATGACAATGTCGATGGATGACGCTCTTTCTGCTGCGGGCTTCGATCGAGATGAAGGACTAACCGTTCTAGACGTACACAACAGAGTAAAAGAACATATCGAAAAATCGATGTCGGACACGGAAGTAAAACGGGCGCTCAGAGAACAAATATTGGTGCGAAAGTATGGGGATTACGCCGTTATGCAGCATTTGTTGGCCGGGATGGACTCCGAGAATCCCCGCCTCGATGGCCTCTGGAACAATCCGATCGCGAAAGCCGATGGGAGCGGTCAGAAAATTGGAGCGTCGCAGGGGATCGCAGACTTTTTTAACGCACTGGGTCGTCGGGTTTTCCCCAACCCAACTGGCCACTCGTGGAAGGCTGGCGATCCAATCGCGTGGGATCAAATCCACCAAATGTTTTTCGCTAAACTGGTGGGTCAAAATAGCGAGTTATTTTCAACCCCAATGTCTTACATGAGTAAGACGCCATGGAATGGCAGGGTCGTTGCACCAATCCTAAAACTCTCGGACGGGACCCCAATCCCCGTGCCCGACTTGGCGTTGATGCTCGAACATGGCCTGCCCAAAACCAAGGATACGCCAGCTGTTACCGCTGAGGATGTAAAGCCAATCGTCGAAGCAATGATACGACTCGGCGACATGGCCAAACAGCGGGGAGAAGTTGACACCGTTAGGCCACTTCGGGTACCCGGAACAGATGGTGCCATTACGGTTCGGCAACTTCTGGATTCCAGCCTCGGTTCGATCAACGTTCGAGAAGCTCTTACCAAAGCGGCGTACGACGATCTGGCGATCATCCTAAGTGATCTACAGGGAAAGATGAGCATAGGCGACCTAGCAGCGCTACGCGCATTGCTCGAACAATTCTTTGCTGGGACAAAACGTTTCGATGACCTGACAGAACGGGAGCGGGAACTCGTTCGAATGATCGCAAAACTTGGATCACAAGGTCCATGGGCCAGCTATATGGCTGCGCACATAGCCCGCGACGCGGATATATTGTTTGACTTTCATGACATGGAGTTGTTTGCTGAACTTGGGGCAGCGAACGCTCTTGGCAACGAAATATTTATTAAGTGGGGAGATAGCACCCGCGGCCTGAACGACGAAGAGCTGGCGGTGGTAGCGAAGGTACAGAAGTGGCTTTTCCCGGACGCCGACATGAGGATTAATTGAGGATTTTATGGGTTCAGAACCAAAGTGGTTAATTGACTGGAACGAGAAAGTGGAAAAAGTGCTTGGCGTGACCCGATCGCAGGCCGAAAAGGTTTTGTCGCGCGACCAAATTATTGGTGCTTTCCGCAAAATTGAGTTTGGTAGCGATCCGCATACAGAAAAACGTATAACTCTGATTCGAGAAATGTATAACGATTACAACATTTCTTACACTTCTCATACCAATCTATTCAGGGACGAGACAGATGAGCAGATTTGGAACAGTTTCAGGTACGGTTTTCTAAATGTACCTAAATCGCAGCGCCCAAAAAAACTTATAGCAACTCGATCCCTCGAAGAACGCATTGCATCACAAGAGCGGCACAAGCGGTTGACTTCGGGTTCCAACGCCGAAGAAGGCACTGAATAAACTAAACTGTAGGTATCATGATTGATCTAGAGATCAAAGCAATTCAAGATATACTTTTGGACCTCCCTCAGGAGCGTATCACTGGCGACGTCCTTCGCGGACGTGGACCAAGACGCGGCAACCTAGAGCGACTTCTTCGCTACTGGCGCCCAATCATGAGGAAGCCGGGAGGCTTCACGCGCTGCAGGGTAATCCTGAAGAACCATCCGGAGTTGTATCCGTTGAGCAGAATATGCGCTTGGCTTCATCATGAAACTACTGGTTTGTGGCCGAATGAAGGCTGCCACCATCCAACCATGAAGAACTGTAAAGGGAAACTCAAGAAACTGAAGAATTGGAGCGACGGCGACTTCAATCGCAGGATGAAGAAACGGTTCAAAAAGGGCAAGAAGTCTCTCGAAGGATACTGGGAAGACAGCGATGATGTCTTCTTTAGCGATTTTCAAGAAATGAAAAGCCTTGGATTCGACGACGGTATTCCACCTGTCGTAACCGAAATGGATTACAAGCATGCATTTTCTGTGCTAACCGACTTTGTCGCAATGGAGCCAACCTTTGCCAACTATCTCCGCGATTACGATAACTGGGAACTTGAGGTCGAGATGTCTGATGGAACAAAACTCGTAAACGAGTTCACGCGAGACGACGACTGCAGAGAGTGCGCATGATGGTTGAGTCATTCTTGTACGACAAAGAAACAGGATGCGAGGCGTGTCCAGCCATCAGCGTGAAAAGGGTGATACTGGTCGATCTGAACACGAAAGTCAACACGCCGTATCTGCGTGGAGTCGGCGCCCGACTAGAAGAAGTCATCGAGTACAAGGGTCTTTCGGTCCGCAATGGCAACTACCGAGTAAAGCGCGTTGGGCTCATCGGGTCAAGTAGCCGGGCCGGACAGGCCGCCCAGTCGGTCGGATCAGCAATCCTTCCGGGAAACATTTCCCCCTACAGGAGCCCCATTCGCTCCGGAATCGCGCGGGCACTTACTCCCGGCGGCGGGGGTGGGAGACGGCGCAGGTCTCCCGGCAACGGAACAAGCAGATGTCCAGAGGGATACCAGTATGGTGGCCGTTTCACCGATAACCGTTTGTCGACGTGTGGAGCAAAACTGTTCGGTCTTCCCGGACCGCTCGGTCGGGCAATTTCCGCCATTCGCAGGGCGCTCAGGGGTCCGCGTGCTATGCAAGTCGACACCGTTGAGGGCGATCCAATCACTGGCTCCCCGGGCGTGGGCAATGTAACGACGGTTCGACGTCCACAAATTCCTCGGGTCTCGCCAAAAACGAATGCGGTCGCCCGCGATAAGGCGGTTGGCGAAATCATCAAAGGGATGAGCAAAGTTGATGGAGACGCTGTTCGCCTTGTCCGACGAGACAGTTTCGTTCTGGAACCAGTTGTGAGTAGCGCGGTTCTACGAACAATTCCAGACAACCGTGACATGGAGGATGCAACCTATGTCATGCGGTTGCAGTCGGTCGACAATTTCGGTGGGGAAGAACTTGGCCTGATGTCGAATACTGGTGTAACCAACGTGACGTATGTCCTGAACAACGGTGGGGTCGTCGAAATCAAAAAGGTTCGAAAACTTACTGTTGGTGAACGTCGAAAACTTGGTCGAACAGTAAACAAGGCAATCAAAACAGACAACAGTTCAGACCCGGCAGCGCGACTAAAATACCTAGTTGAAGAAACCGGCGACGGGATGTCCTACACGGAGAAACTCCCCACAGGTAAAACTATCGGGGACATGTTCAAGAAAGCAAAAAAGCCAAAGACGGCTGCCTCCAAGAAGCCTGCTTCGCCGACGGACGATGTGACAGATGTAAGCCAAGCTGCTGCAATCATCAAAAAAGGTGGGCCTCTTTCGCAAATCAGTCCGTCGATCCTGCAGGCAGCACTTCGCGAAGCAAATATCTTCAAGAGAGAAGGGAATCTGTACACCTCGACATCAGGAAAGTCTTACGCTCTTCGCAAGTCGACACGTCCCAACGATCATATTAATCACGGGTTTTCCGCTGAAGTGCAGAAGTTTTTGGGCATCGATACACCCGACTACGGGATTACCGGCACTGGGGCAAAGAAAAATCTGTTGATCGAGTCGCCAGAGTCGGTCGTAGATGGCTCCAAACTGACAACAGATATTGCGCTTTCTGACATTGACACGAACCAAGTGGCAGCACTTCTGGTCGCAGACCTACTTTCTGACGTTACCAATCGGAAACTAAATTCGATCGCCATTCTCAAAAAGGGCGACACGGCTACTGCTGTTCCACTGTTTGCTCAGTCGGAACTTTACGATTTGGATGAAATCAAAATCAGCGAGAGAACAAAAGCCCGCATACGAAAGTTTCAATCGGTCAATATTGAAGGCGTGTACAGCAAGTATTATAGAGAGTTGAAGGAGTCGCAAAAACGTCAGATGCAGCAGCAAGTATTTCAACTTTTGGAAAAAGCGCGAAAGTTTAGTTTCACGCGATACCGGAATCGGCTCTATTCGGATGGGTCGTTGAGTACCGCCGAGAAAACCCACCTGAATATTGTTTCGACTATTGTAGAAAATAGAATCGATATTCTTCAAAACCAGCGTGAACAAATTGTAATCGCGCTTGGAGGTAAAAAGTGAAACAGTACGCAATCGTAAAAGACAAAATTTCGGGAAAGCTGTTTGGCTTAGTCGTTCGAGATGAAGTTGCTGAAACCTGTTATGGCCTTTCGGCGAAAGGCGAAGCATGGGCGGAAGCGTATAACGACATCCAAACAAAAAGCATCGAAGACGAACTCCCATACGGGATCGAAGTCGGCGCCTTCCGAGGCTTGTCGGCGTCGGAAGAGCCTCTTCTTGCCGAAATGATCGATGGGAATCTCGATGTCAGGCTCCCAAACCGAGATGACATGGTCCACGTGGCTTCATTTAAAACTCGGGCGAACACCAAAATTCTCGACATGTCGGGCGTCCCTCTCTCGTTCTTCCCTGACGAGCATTTCCAAACCGCAGTCGAATTCAAGGTCCGCTCGCTGCTCAACGAAACCGCACGTTCGTCGGTTATGGCCAAGGTTCGGGTTGATGGTCTCGGAATCGAGACCAAGGGAATGCGATTCAAGTCGAGGGACAATAACCCGCACCTAGGTAGCGATCTTTCCAATATGGCGAACGGAACAGGGATTCTTCGCCGCACAGTCAAGGAAGTACTCAAAGCAAAATCTGAGTCCCTCCTAAATCACGGCGGATACAGCCTGAGCCCATTCGAACCAGAGGTCAAAGCGCTTGGACCAAAAGTTGGAGGCGGTCTTCGTTCCGCACCGCGAGGAATGTCTTTCGTTGACATCACCGGACGGGTCGATGGGGACAGTGACGGGATCGTATTTGAGGGCGTGCCCGGAATGGAACGTCCAATCATCCCACGGTTCACTGTCCCAAAGAATATGGCTCGACGGGTCTCCGCCCTTGTTGACGGCGATTCAATGGAAATCGAAAAGGAGCGTCGTGCCGGGAATCCGGCCGCGGCCCTCGACGAGAACCGCTTGCGGGAGCTGCTTGGGGATCAGTCGAGTTTGGTTCGCCGCATTGATGGCTCATCGATTCAGGGCCGTCGCTCCGAACGGCGCCAACGGGATGATGGTAAAATCGGCAGCCTCGGTCTGACAGCCGAACAAGAGGCCCGCAGAGGCGCCGGGGTGAGAGCGGAGACGGCGCGGAGGCGCAGGGACGACCCGACAAATCTCGGACTCCCCGAGAAGTACGGGGACAACCTCCCCGGTGACCTCCCGTTCGACGAGATCGAGAAGCTCGCCGCCGCCGCCGCCGCCGGAATTCGACGATCGCTAGCGGAAATGGAAGCGGATGAGGCAAGGGACCCAAATAGGCCGCTGCTGACAGGCGCGGAGTTGGAGCGGTGGGTCAGGGAGCAACCGCTGCTGGCGGGCGGTATGCGCTCACAGCGCCTATCCCGCTCAGACGGGCAAGTCAAGCGAGACTCTAAGGGCAACATCATCCCTGAGGACCCCGAACGGATAAAGCGGATGGCGGATCGACGCGAGGAGCGTCTCCGCGAACTTGGATTCGACGACGACCAAATTGCCCAGCTGTACTCGGGTCTTCGTAGCCGTCGCACACTTGACGACATAGCCCCCGAAGAGATGGACGCGTACATTAGCGCCACGGATGAACGCCTCGCAGAACTTAGAGACGAACTCGGCATCGACCCGTCCACCGAAATAGAAAACCAATGGTTTCCACAAAAGTGGGAAAAGTGGGTTGACAATAATTTTGATGGCGACTATCGCGACGGAATGGTTGTCGCCGACGAACTTCGTCGCCAGCGAGCACTCCAACGCGACCTACGAGGAAGACGGTCAACGCAGCAACGTGAGTCAGACAACATCTTCCCACACAACCGTAACGTCGACTACATGCGGCGTACGGCTGAGCGCGACGGGTTTGACCCCGATGAAACGGAAATGGTTTTCGACGAAGTTCTCGAAAACGTGCGAGAGTTCTACGGCGAATTCCCCGGCGAAATTTTGCAGAACGCAAACAATTACACACCAGCCCGTCGCCGCACCGGCTGGGACGCACAACTACCCGGAGAAGACGAAACCGTTCGTGGACGCATCACAAAGGGGCCTCTCAAAGGTGCAAGATACGAATATTTTCGAGAGGCAAGTTGGGGTAACCGCGGCGACTACGGTGGCGGTCACCATTCGCTTTTCGTTGAAACCCCCAGCGGCAACACCTACGAATTCGGTGGTGGTGTCGAAGACTCTCTTGGTCTCGAATCGATAAGGAAATCGAAGGGCATGCGCCCTTCCAAGGAGCGCGCAACCGGAAAAGAAGTACGGGAACTACTCGATGGCGTCGACGTTAATTTTGGTGGCTACGCGCAAATGAATAACGGAATTAGTAGTGCCGTCGTGGAAGCCGCTACGGTCCTCGATGGAAAGGGTGTTTACGGTTCGAACGCAGAGTTCATGGGGCGCCTCCGGGCAGCCCTGCGCCAACTCGAACTCGATGGGCCTTTGGATGGCATGTCTAATTCGGATCGTTCTAGTCTTTCTCAGATACTGAATGACACTCTCGACACGCTGACTGAGCGTCGCTCTAGCAGTATCAGCGGGTTGCAATCAAGGAGGGGGCCGAAGAAGCCGAAGGCGCCGAAGAGCCCGAAGAACCCAACGAGTGGCAATCCATCGAATGTCAGTAGTGAAAAATTACCCAAAATTACCGACACCTCAAACAAGCGGACGGTTGAACTTTACTTCGGCCTCAACGGCGAGGCGAAACGTCCGCAACACAAACGCATCGAGGCCGGTGACCAAAATTTCTTCAAAATGCTTGAGGCCAATGGTTTTGTTCTGCACGATGCGGGCGGAAATGGGTCGGTAATTATTGTTCCCGACCGCCTGTACGACTGGACCAAGAAGCAGGGGACCGACGTGACCAGCACGTGGCCCGGACCGAATAGCCCAAAGTTCGAGGAAAAAATCGGAGTAGGTATTTTATTTCGGGGAACGCATTGGAATCCCAGAAAGCCCTTAAAACACGATGTCGAACGTTGGATCAGACGGATCTGGGGCAGCGATGCAATCGTCGATCTTGAACGAAACGCAAAGAAGAACGGAAAGGATCGTGGTGTCGGCAAGGTCGGCAAGGTCGACTCGATACCCCCAAAGGATCCCTCCGGAAATGGAATGCGTTCAGCACGCCAAGCGGCCCCCCGCTTTTCCCCCGACAGAGGAATTGATAGGGCCGACCGCCAAGCAGCACAAATGGACGTCACTGCAACACGCGGCCTTGGTGGCGGCATGCGCTCACGGAAGAAACGCGGAGGCGTCGCTGGTATAACCAAGGTCAACGACAGAGACGGTCAGGTTTGGGGCAACTTGAATGATGCTCAGAAAGCATCTGTCCGTGATGCAGCAAGGGCGCGAGAAGGTGCCTTGTTCTACGACCTCACGAAAAACGGCCCGCTCGATGGGGCTCGTCAAAACATGCTCGATGACGGCCTATATACAGTCGGCATGACGCCAGACGAGATGCGTCAAATTGTACCGGAAAATGACCTACTGGAAACTTTGCAGTCAGCACTTGACTCAAGTCTTGGAGACGGTGAAATCACACCCGAAGTTTACGCCAGTAAGCGGAAGCAGCTAGACGACATCAAGACTCTTGCCGAGATGCGCTTACGTGGCGACTACTCAATGCTGGAGCATCTCCACGACACGACGCAGAAGCGGGTGATGACGGACGCTCGCAAAGAAAACAAGGACGTCCCAACAGCGGCATCGGTGGGCCTCGGTCAGGAATCGACCTTCTATAACGATGAGCGTTCATCAAGTGCCAGCGCCGTAGGGGGTGCAATTTCCGAAAGGGCAGCGAAGAAGGCCGGCAAACGTCGGAGGGACTTCGCCGACCGCATCATGCAACCCGATGCAGATCGCGAACAGCGCCGCCAAAACCGACGTATGCGTCGGAACTCTCTGCTCGGTCGTACCGCCACCCAGTCCGACATTGCTGCCACCGAAAAGGCGCGTCGTAAGCTCGCGCGATTGCTCCGCAGGGCGCGACGCAAGTTGCGTGGAGAGCGTACCGAGAAGAGTATTCGCAAACTGTTCGAGGATCGACGTCAGAAAACTCCACTTGCCCGTGACGCAGGCGGAAAACCGAAGGTCGATGACAATTTCATTGACTTCCTCGCCTTTGTTCAGACTCGGATCATCGGGCGAGACAAAGGCGAAATCGACAAGGAAACGTTTGACGATCTTCTCCTGAATCTTTGGGAGAACGGGGAAATGAACGGTAAGCCGGTGCTTCTATCGGAGAACGAATTCGAAACATTGATTGATGCTGGATGGACGCCCATCCACCGTGGCGTCGGCCGTGAGAACAGTAAGGCCCTCGGCTACATCAACTCCTACAAGGAGGACGACGATCGTTTCATCCCGGGTCAGGGTGCTCGTGCTTACGGCGTGGGAGAATACTGGGCTTCAGAAAAGAGTAGCCACTGGGGTGCTTACGGTACGGGAATGGTCGGATTCGTTGATCCTGACGGCAACGGAATCGACAGCAAAGACCTCAATGACATCCAGAACGATCACAAAAAGTTGGCCAGAGAGGTCGAATCGCTCATCTCTGAGCAGGGTACCGATGTTCTCAAAAATGAGGATCCAGCAAACGCTGCGGCGGCAATAACAAAACGTCTGAAAGAAGCAGAAACTCGTCTTGGAGTTGCCGGACTTCTTGAGCAGTCAGATATGGGCAGAATTTATGACCAATGGATTGATCAGTATTCAAAGTTGAAACCAGACGACCCTCGTCGCGAACCAATGTGGGATGCGCTGGGGTACATGCAGTCATTGTCCGCCCACGACGCTGGCTATTATGCCCCTATGTTAGGATACGACTACGTCGATCACGGCGAAGTTGTGCTTGTCCATAACCGCGGAACGGTCGCAGTACTTGATATCTCTCAGCCGATAGATGGTATCGAAGCAAGAGTAATGATCAAAGCAGCCAGAGGATAACCATGACAGTAAATACCTACGATCTTGATCTGACCGACGAGGAGGTAGAGGAGCGCAAAAAGTTCGGTGACTACCACAAACGCTTCTCGCACGCGATCGACTACCCGCCTTTTTCGATTGACCAAGAAATGCGTCAAAAGTTCATCATGCGAATACGAGAGGCAGGTAAGCCATATCCGCCAGATAACGATTTGTTCGCAGCCATTGGGGAAGACTACGAAGATCAAATTGAAGAAGCAGAGATGTACCGGAAGCGATACGGCTACGAGACCTTTGAGGCTCAAAAGGCTGCAGCGAAACTTGAGAAACTGAAGATCAGCGACCCGAAAGTAGCTCGTCTTTCGATGGACTACAACTATAACGAGTCCTAATCATGTCCGGAGACACCGCAAACAGGGCAGCGGCTCTGCGCCGAGCCAAAGAACTCGGCTGTGCTGGTGCTCATCAACACCCAAACGGAACGTGGATGGCTTGCAAAACCCACGAAGAGTACGAGCGTCTCGAAAACGAACAGGAAAAAAAGTCTGTCCTTTCTAGAATGCGTGATTACGAAAGCGTTCGCGAACGCAAGGGCCGCAAAAAGAAATCTAAGAACAAAAAGAACTGGGAAGAACTCAGCGAGCGTGGCGTCATTGCAATCGACACAATGTCTGGCGGCGGCCTTGTTTCAGGAGCAGTTGGAGGCAAAGCTGCGTCCTCCATTCCATTCGATGGAGACGAGGACGTTTTCACTGACATAAACTCCGCCCGCAGGCGTGCTCGCCAAATGGGCTGCATCGGGGTAGCTCGTCGCCGCTCCACCGGCGGAAATACAGTATGGACACCGTGTAGCAATATCACCGATTACGCTCGACGCACTGGATCGACCGCGCTGGGCAGGAGATACCGGGATCGGCTAGAACGTCAAAGGGCCCGTCGAATCCTTGAAGAAGAGCAGGACAGGCTCGGTAAGAAAAAGCCGCGCCGCAAGGTTTCTCTCAACGAAGAGTTGTATGGCAAGTCTCTCGGCAGGGCGCTCCGCTCCGCTCAGCCATACGACCCCAAGGCCCTCGATGGGGACAACGACGGCCTGATTCAGGACTCAACAGCTTTCGAGCGACCTGCAGTGGTACGAAAAGTTGGGAAAGCGGTCAAGAAAGCAACGAAGACGAAGAAGTCGTCAGCGGCGTCTTGGGAGAAACTGATCGCCAGTGATCCCGGCTGGTACTCAGAGGCTCCCCCTAGCGTCCGAAAGGCGTTGAGTGGCGACACGGTAGATAAGTATAGAGAACTCCGTTCAGGCATGAGGTCCGGCAGGGTCGGTTCTGGTGGCCGAGAAGCGACATCTAAAATCATCAATCGGGTCGCCCCTGAGCACAGAAACAAGCCGGGCGGCGCTAGGACGCTACATTTTGTTGGCGGAACAACCGGCTCAGGAAAAACCACTCTTGTCGAGGATGGGACTCTGGATGTTCCAGCGTCCAATGCAGCTGCCTTCATTGATCCGGACTGGATCAAGACTCAACTTGAGGGGTGGGACGGTGGTCGTGGCGCTGCGGCAGTTCACCCTGCTTCGAGGGCCGTCACGGACAGGGCGATGGATGCTGCCCGTGAGGCGGGCACGGACGTGGTCGTTACCGGAACGGGTAAGCGGACAGAGCACCTGAAGTGGGCGAGAAACAACGGTTACGCGACGGTTGGGCACTTTGTCTACATTCCGGGCGCTGAGGCCGATCGACGCTTAGCTTCTCGCAATGCAATAAATAAGGCTTCTGGTGGTCCGGTTCTCCCGGGGTGGTTCGGTAGCCAAATTGCTGGAGAGTTGCAGCCTATTGTTCCACGTCAGATTACGTCCAATATGTTTGATGACTTCTACCTGTGGAACAATAGTGTTCAGCCACCGTCGCTCATTGCCAAGCGTACGCGAGATGGTGCTTTTGAGATCAATGATGACAAGTCGTTTGATGACTTCTTTGGGTCGACCGGTTCCAACTATGTAAGGAATCGTTGGAAAAGTGCCCAACAAAATCCCCCGCAAGGTAAATCAGAAAAAATCCTGTAGTTGCAATATTAACCCTTGTGGTTGGTCTATTATTTTATGTAAGAGGGCGCGTGCTCACGTAGTCTTTGCAACCACGTTCACCCAAATTATTTCTCCAAGGAGGAGATTCATATGGAAGATGCAAACCGCATCAAGGAGTTGCAGTCCGCGCTCCGAGAAAAGACCGCCTCAAACAAGGCGATCGCAGATTCATTCCAGATCGAAGACGGCGTTGTCATTGTCGATCAGGCCCAGAAGTCGGCATTCGACAGCAACATGACGGAAATCAAGGAGATCAAGTCATTGATCACCGGCCTTCAGTCGCTTGAGAGCGTCGAAGCATGGGCTTCCGAGGCTGAAGGCGACTCCATCGCCGCCGCCGCCGCCGCCGGAGAGGGCCTCCGCGAGGCTCGCACCAGGTACAAGTCCGTTGGCGAAGCATTCCTCGGCTCAGAAGAGTTCAAGACCCTTCAGGGTGGACGTAACGGCGCCAACATGCCGTCGCCCTTCCAGTACAAGGGTGCCCTCACCACAGCCAACGGCTACGACGTCAAGGACCTCTACTCGGCTATGCCTTCAGGCACCCCCGGGCAGTTCGGTACGATCGATCGTGACCCCATCGTCATCCCGCCGATGCGCACCAAGCGTGTTCGCGACCTGTTCCCGGTACGAACCACCTCGGCAGCAATTGTCGAGTACTTCCGGATGACAGGATTCACGAACAACGCCGCCACCGTGGCAGAACGCACGGCAGGTACGCCTAACGTGTTCGGCGTCAAGCCGCAGTCCGCTATGACCTTCACTGGCGTTCAGGCGCCCGTGCGGACCATTGCTCACTGGGAAGCCGCTCACCGCAACGTGCTCGCCGACGAGCCGCAGTTGCGTTCGATCATCGACAACGAGTTGATGTACGGCCTCCGCCTTCAGGAGGACGCTCAAATCCTCTCTGGTGACGGCACCGGCGAGAACCTTGAGGGTGTGCTGAACACTGCTGGCATCCAGACATACAACTGGTCCAGCGGCGCAACCTTACCGGTTCCCGACACCAAGGCTGACGCGATTCGTCGCGCCGCCACGCTGTCGTTCCTTGCCTACTACGAGCCGACCGGCGTCGTTCTTCACCCGAACGACTGGGAAGACATCGAGTTGACCAAGGACAGCAACGGTCAGTACCTCGTAGCCATCTCGGTCGCCCTTGGTGGCGAACCGCGTGTGTGGCGTCTCCCGGTCGTCGAGACCCCGGCCATCGATGAGGGCACCGCTCTCGTCGGTGCGTTCGGTACCGGCGCCCAGTTGTACGATCGAGAGCAAGCGAACATCCGGATCTCCGAGCAGCACTCGGACTTCTTCGTTCGCAACGCGATCGTGGTGCTCGCAGAGCAGCGTCTGGCCCTCGCGGTCAAGCGTCCGGAGGCCTTCGTCTCCGTCAGCTTCAACTCCGCACCAGCAGACGCCTAACGTTTAACGGTACGTAACCGGCGGCATTCATGCCGCACCATGTGGAATTTCCCCCGGGGTAACACCCGGGGGATTTTCTTTTTATGTATAATGTTATTGTATGACGAGAAACAGTAATGCTGACAATGACTACTGGGAAGAGTACAAACGTCACGGAAAAGATTTCCGTGGAACCCCAGAGGACCTTGAAGAAATTGTTGTGGAGAACGACAGTGTCCGCTTTTTACGCAAAAAGAACAAGGACTCGATTGAAAAGTTTGTCGACGAATGAACCTGTACACCTACAAAGCAAAACTCCAACGAGTTGTCGATGGTGACACAGTAGATCTGACCATCGATTTAGGTTTCAACATTCACCACAAAGTCAGGTGCCGACTGTACGGCATCAATACCCCTGAGATCAGAACCAAAAATCTTGCCGAAAAAGAACTAGGCCTTGCCGCAAAAGCCTACGTCGAGGACTGGTTCGACCGGACCAAGGACTGTTTCGTCCAGACATTCAAAGACGGAAAAGGCAAATACGGTCGTCTTCTTGCCAACATCTACGCCGACGAAAAATGCGAGATTTCCCTAAACGAACAACTCGTAGATTCAGGGCACGCAACGAACTATTTCGGTGTCAAGCCTTGACTGACAACCCGACCGCCGAATTCCTCAAGGACCACCTGATAAAAGTTGGATTCAGCGCACTGGCGATGATGTCATGGACCTCAACAGTTTACGGTTGCGCCCCATGTCTCGTTTTTTGGGTCGACAATCGGACCTGCTGGCTATGCGACGAAGAAGGCATACTGTTGGCGGAACCAGCTAACAAAGAGCAACTGTTCCGCCAACAACACAACCGATCTACTTGATGGGGCACGCTCCGGTGGCGCAGTCATCGATCATCAATTCATCCGTAAATGTCGACTGGACCAATGGAACCGAGAAATCGATCTTGGCCAGCATCTTCTCGTACTCTTCCTTCGTGCATTCCTCGTAAGGAGGCAACGGGAAGTTGTGGTCAGCGTGAAGCAAAAATGACACCGACTTCAGGACATTCGTGTAGTTCTCTGACATCCACTGCTTAATTTCCGGCAACTCTTCAAGCCGGTAATAGACTGTTACCGAAACGGCATTATCGGCCCAGTCGGTCTGCATCTTCTTCACCCACTCCAACTGCTCCACAGCAGTCATATCTGCGGCCAAGACAGCGCCCTCCGGCGACTCGCAGGGGAACTCCACAACGTAGCGAGTGTGATCCTCTCGCCCGTCAATGCCGACGTCCCACCTGACCGTATAGCCACGCTTACGGCACGAATCAACGAGCGGATCAGACGAACCAAACCGAACACGACGGATGTAATGCTGGGAGTAAGCGGGATGAACCCCGGGAGTGACTCCGGGAAGAAGAGCCAACGTGCCAGAAGGCTGAACTGTTGTCAGACGGACAGACTTCGGGAAACCGTGCTCTTCCGAATATTTCTCGTCGAGACCCTCAAGATACTCGTAGACCGGATCAAGCCACGACAGTTGCTTCTCTGAGCACTGCAAAATTCCAGTGACAGACTGACCCAAACGGGCGTTCTTCGACACAATCTTCGTTGTCTTCTCATACGGGTAATCCATCCGTGTGATCTGCTTCTGACACATGTAGAGAAGTTCAGAAACCTCGCGGAACTGAGCCAACGAATCGATTTTCGGCAAGAAGATCGTTGACAAGTTGCAAGACTCTCCATCGCCGAGAGCAATCTCAGCGCAGGGGTTGTATCCCTCGATGGTCGGATCTGGCTTCTTATGTCCAAGGCGCCCGTATTGACGGGCCAACTTGCGATTCACGAAACCGTAAGGCTCGCCAGAACCGTCGTAACCCTTCCAAACCTCGGGGATGATCTCGTCCCAAGAGTCCGCATAAACCGAGTTGTTCGAGTTTGCTCGCCACGCAGGAACGGAACCGCTAGACCAGTTCTTGGCACGCAAAAAAAGGACGTCATCGGGGTCACCGATAGCGATCTGTGCAGAACGACGACTAGAGCCAGAGACGACAATGCGACCAATGATGTTGCAGATGTCGAGGACGTCAACGGAACGCAACTTCTTCCCCACTCGCGCGTCCATCACCTTGCAGATATCTACGATGCCATCAATGAGGGCGCCCGGGCCGCTCGCGGTGCCACCAAACGTCTTCAGTGGAGCCCCATACTCGCGAATGAGGATCGTAGAGTAAGAGAACGACTTGCCCGTATAGAAGTAGGACTTCAAAACCGAATGGACGAGACGAGACCACCCCTGCCTACTGTCGGGAACGATGATGTCCGCATCGTCGCTTCGCTCATTGGTGATTTCGACTGACGCCTTGACTTTAGGCAACTCGTGAATCTTTGCACGCTCGACGGAGAATCCGACTCCACCACCAAGCATCAGATGATCGAAAAGGAACTCAAAATCTTCCACCTTCTCGATGTTCACGAAGTAACAGTTGTTCAGCGACGCTGCGTTAAACGCCTTAACGAGTGGAGTTCCCAACTGCCATAACGCCCTACCCGAGAAAGAACATCGCAGATTGAACATGTGATCGAAGAGAGCTTCGGCTTGCTTCTGAGTGTACGGAACACCGATTTCAACGGCGCCTTCAATGACTCGTTGAACCGTTTCTGGCCATGTTTCGCTGGTTCCATCACCTTTGGGGCGACTGTAGGTGCGGAGGTAAACAATTTCCCCCATCCCATTGAACCCCCATGGAGGCGACTTTGAGGCGTACGAGGCTAGGAATTCCTCTGCGAGCAGGGCCATAATTGGACTCTTTCAATTTAGTTGGATGATTTTTTGCGGGTTAGTAACGCCCGTTTATTGATTGTACTAGGTAACAAAATACGGAAAGTGTTAAGCCAATCCTAGATTTCTTGCTTCTTGAAGCGGGATGATTTTTCCCTTTGGATACTTCAAAACGCGAGCAACAGTAAAAGGTGTTATTTGCCGTTCTTCGAAAATGTTTTCCTCTAAGAGAAATGTTTGCTGCGGTACCAGCGACTCGATGGTGTTGAACCCGGCAATTGTTTCTGGTGGCGGAAGGCTTCCCGCACAATCCCCCGTCGGATGGCCACACACCATGCATGGCTCGCGTGTGGCTTGAGAGAAAGAGACTTCCAGCCCATCGATCCACCTGCTCCCCGAATTGTAAAAAGGATGATTCATGCCCCCACCTTACTACCTATAGGTTACCCAAAATGATTTACATTGAATCCCCTACTAAGGAAGTGCTCCATGATGCTGTCTATCTCTTCATCATCAGGATCTTCGAACCCCATCCGTAGGGATGCGGCCATCATAGCCGGGAATGGAACTTCGCGCAAAACTTTTCCAACACCACGGGTGTAAGCCTTCTCGTCGTCCCACACAACGAATTCTCCCGCAAGGTACTGGAAAGTGCAAGATACGAATGTTGCTTCCGGAACGTAGTTGTCGTCCAGTTTGACGTGGGTCACGGTGAGACATTCGCGGACATACGGAGACTCGGCAGCCATCAATCGCGCGAGATCTTTCCCCGAGGTGAGTTCAGGCTTGCTCGAATGGATACCTTCTGCAATAAATGTTATTTCCGTGCATCCGAAATATTGCCTCATGGCCTGCATTGCGCTGCAGCAAAGATCGAACCGATCGGCCATTGGCTCTTTCATTTTGCTGGGGTCTAACTGAACTATCATTAGGAGTTCAGACTCCCTCCAACCGAAAAAATTGAAGGGAATATCGCTGCCGACACCTTCTTCAGCGACCAAACTTTCCTTGGCCACTTGAGCGCTTGTAAGTGCCAGCGCGATCTTTGAATATGTGTCAGAATACGGATCCACATCCAGTACAATAGTTCAATAAACCAGAATTCGGAGCAACACAAAATGGCAAACAGCGAGAAAAAAAAGGCCGTCAAGAAAGCGGTCAAAAAGACACCGGCAGCAAAAAAATCTGCCGCTAAGAAGATTACGGTCAAAAAGACGGTCGCAAAAAAAGCTGCACCTAGGAAGATCGTAGGGCCATACGCTGGCCTCGATCCGCGCCCAAAACAACACATAGAAACAGTTACGGCGCCCGTTTCCGAGCCGGAAAAAATCACTTACGTGACGATCCTTGAGAAGCCATCTTGGCGGGCGCGACTGGTCACCATCTTCAACAAATGACCCTATTCGTTTTTGATAATTTCGTATCCGGAACAGACCTTGAACACCCGATACGAGAAGATCAATCATTCTTCCCTCCGGAAATGCCCGGAGAAAACATAGGGAAGACTCTCAACGAATTTCACTCAGAACAATCTGACTGCTACGCGCCATACGCTTTCTGGTCAGGATGGTGGGAATCCCCCGCCCAAACCAACCGGCAACGCCTCATCGAGAAAATATGGCGGGATACAGGACTTCTACCCTTCCCAGAAGAGGAAGTGGCAGGCTTCGAATACTGGGTTCGCACCTTCGTTCACGGCCAATTTCTTGCTAGGCACGTCGACGAAGACACATTTCTGTACGCGGACACTCAATGGTTCCAAGGTCCGAGGATCGGCTGCGTCTGGTACGGATTCAGCGAATCAACAGGGTCGTTTCTTGAGATTCACGAACACGGCATCGATGAAGGCTCGATGAGACTCGAAGAGGAAAACACCGCATCTTTGATCTCTCCGATCGAGCGTCGGGAACGGATCGCGTGCAAACCCGACCGGCTTGTCGTATTCGACGCTGGCCACCGCCTCCATGAGACGACTCCGATCGAGTCTGGCATCAAGCAGGTCATCGTGGTCAATGTATGGCATATCGACAATCCGCCCTACGCCCTCACGACAGGACAGTTCGCTTCAGAACAAAACAACCGTTGACGGATCTGCGTATGGTTGATACGAGACGTGCCCGGCAGACAAAACACCAGTTTCCTGAAAGTCAATATCACCCCCGATATGTATCGAAAGGCTACCGAAAGGGCTGAAAGCCTCCCGGTGTTTCGAGGATCACATCGCAAGGAAGAAGCCAACATCGTCGGATGCCTCGGCGAGATCGTGTCCGAACGGGTACTTGAGGACAACAAAATACAATTCGAGCCCATGTACACCACGAAGCACGACCTCGGAATCACCAACGCTGAACTCGAAAAAAAGACCATCGAGGTCAAAACAAAAGATCGAACAGTCGCCCCTAGACCCAACTACGAGGCAACGCTTCCGGCCTACAACCACGAACATCAAATGGCCGACTACTACGCCTTCGTTTCTCTCCAACGGAGCGCCAACAACTCCTCTGAGATCGAACGGTTCAACACGGCATGGGTCGTCGGAGTCGCCAACAGGCAGATTTTCGATAGGCACAAAAAGTTCTGGAAAGCCGGTCAACAAGACCCGACGAACGGAACAGTTTTCTGGACCGACTGTTGGAACCTATACATCCATCAACTTGCTTCAATTTTTTATGCTATCCAACAATGAACAACACAACCATCATCTAGGATAAAAGTATGAGTGACGAGACAGAAATCCCAACCGTCGACAGCGACCAAATTTCCGAACTAAGCACCGCCGGGCATGCGATGCACACGCAAATGTGTACCTTCAAGTTTGGTGACGGAGACGATTCACGCATCTATGTGGTCATGTGGGACGGGGACTACCTTCGTCTCCTTCAACCCCACTACGTCGACACCGAGAACAGCGTTATCGCCTACAAAATTATCGGCCATCTTGAAGTGAGCCTCCCCAAGATTTTGGACCCAATCACGATGGAGCGTCAGGCGCAAATCCTAGCCGCCTCCTATCATGACAACCTAAACGCAACAGAAGACGACGCAACAGAAGACGACTGACATGAGTAGCGCCCCCCAACTTTACGTGGCGCCGAATTTCCTCTCAGAGAATGAGTGCGGAACATTCATGCACTTCTTCAACACTGAATGTCCTTGGGTTCAGCCAGCAGGAGCAGACTACCAAGAGCGTTCACATTGGTCACAAGACACCAACGTGCTGAGGGATAAGAACGAATGGAGTTTCCTCCAAGATTTGTTTGAGGAAATCTCCCTCCGAGCCAAAACACACATCGAAGATTTTTTCGGAGAAACCGTTCTCCAACCAAACGTCTTCGCCATGCGTAAATGGGTGCAGGGAGACAAGCAGTCAGCACACTCAGATGTTGGACACTCAGACGGAACGCTCATCTTCAGCCCCATCAGGGGCGAACACGCCCCGCTCAGCCTCCACCAATACGACATCGCGTCCGTGCTCTACTTCAACAACGACTTCACAGGTGGACAAACCTACTTCGAGCACCAAGGAATCGAAGTCAGGCCACAACCCGGAATGTTCATCGCGTTCCCGGCCTCACATCAATACCTACATGGAGTCACAGAGGTCACCTCAGGCGAACGTTTCGTCATGACATCATTCTGGCCACACGCCCGCACCCTGATTCACAACCTCCTGCCAAATCTACCCAACGACTGGTGGAAACGATTCAGCAACTACAGGGAAATTATAAACATGATTCCCTCCGAACAAATCCCAAATGTCGACCCACAAAAAATTCCGCCCGACTGGAATATCGACGATCCGCGATGAGGATCTACGGCATCAACGATTCGAGCCACGACGCCGCACTCTCCATCGTTGAAGACGGAGAGATAGTTTTCGCCGCCCACAGCGAAAGATACAACAAGGAAAAAAATACATTTTCAATTGACGGGAAACTTCTGGAAGAGGCCCTCGAACACGGACCCCCACCAACCAAACAGAACAGATAAATCTAAACCCAACCAACACGACGGCAAAACCCACAGGACAAACCATGCTCTCCGAATACCTAAAACAAACCACCCCAACAATCATCGACTTCGACTACCACACCGCATGAGAACACCACAAAAACATCCAATACCAACACTTCACCCCCCCCACACATACAAACAAATCTAAACGGAACAAAAACAACACAAGGCCAAAACTGGCACACCCCCATCCCCAACCACACCTACACCGTCAACCAACAAAACTGGCACGACACCAACTCCACCACCAACCCCGACCTCCCCACCGCAAGAAACTCAATCACCGCCGGATACGCCCTCAACCACCAACACACATGGCCCCACATCCTCGCCAACCACACCAACCAAACACTCAACAACATCGGCTGGCCCGGAGCATCAATCGCCCAAACCATCCAAATCATCCACAACCACACCCACCACTGGGGAACACCCAAACACACCCACATCCGCCTCCCCGACATCACACAATCATGGGCAACCCACAACAACCACAACCAACCAAACTGGTACAACCCCACCACCCGCAACCACCACACACACCAAAAAACCGCCCACAAATTTAAACAACACCCACCAGACCAAACAAAAAAACACCACCCCCACCACCACCCACAACGAAAACACCCACACCCCCACAACCCCCAAAACCCACAAACCCCAACCAACCACCCCAAAACACACCACACACAACCAACCCCACGACAATAAAACAATAGATCAAACACATCTGGAACCACATCACAAAAAAACACAAACCCCCCTACACCCACTAACACCACCCAGATAAAACTAAACACAACCCCCCCAAAACAAAAACCCCACACAGCGGCCCCCGCTGGTTGTTTGTGTGATCGAAAAAGTTTGTCGGGGCTGTGGGTGTGGGGGTGGGGGTGTGGGGTCTGCGGTGTGTGCTGGGGTTGATGTGCGATGGAGGGGTCAGGTGTGGGGGTGGGGGTGTGGGGTCTGCGGTGTGTGCTGGGGTTGATGTGCGATGGAGGGGTCAGGTGTGGCCCTGTGTGCGCCTGTGTCGAGCGTGGTGGCGTGTGTGATGGCTCAAGAGGCCCACGGGTAGCTATGGACGTCGTGGTGACTGTCGTGGCATAAGAGAGACATGTAGCAGCATGGCGCCTGTTGGAAGGTTAGAGTCGAAGAGGCGATAACCTAACCACCATGAGTCACCGCATCCACAACACCCTCACCTACATCGCCCTATTCACCGCCTCCTTCCTCACCATCCTATTCATCTTCAACCGAATCGAAGCCCTCGACTCATACACCTGCAACTCCCAATACGGAACAGTCACACACCAAGACCCCACCATCTGGTCAACCGTTGAGAAGCACTGCAACGGCAACATCCAGAACGCCGTCCATGACACGATCACCCTCAACAACGGATCATCGAACGTCTACGTAGGTCAGTCGATTGCGCTATCATTCACTCCATGAATCAACCGAGAGAGTGTCAGGCTGCCGAGAGATCCGTCGTCAAGGTGGAGGTAGGTGACGAACCGATCGAGGACACTTTGACGGCGCTCGCTGACGTGATGGACGCAAACACCTTCCATGTGGACGTCACGTCGCATCTGCTGAGAGAATCGGCTGAAACGATCAGGAGCCTACGGGTAGACACCATCAACATTATGTCGACTGATGGGAGCCATGTGGCCACCATCGACGGGCCTTTAGCCACCGACACGATCAGTACCGCTGTCGAACAGTACATATTGAAAGCCATCGGTCACGCCATGGACAGGGATCAATGAGCACGTTCATATCGCACTCCGCTGAAGACGAGCACTTTCATCCCGAGTCGAAGCATTCGATCTGGACAGGAGGTGCAAAGCCGTTCGTCTTCGGTGGAGTCCTTCATGCGGTGGCCACAATTTCAGGTGCTCAAGATGGACGACCAGTCAACACATCGACGTTCTTCTACGCCAAGGCGAACCCTGACGAACCCGTGACTGTTACACGGAACCGAATTGACTCGTCACGGGTCACTGTAGTGACTCTCACACAGGGTGACCGGCTCATCGCACATTCCAACGTCCTCTCATCAACAGACAGCCAACCTGATGGTGTCGTGACACCAACCGTGACCGTCCCACAGTTCCGTGAAAGCGAATGGGACTGGGGGATCGGTGGCGCTGACAACATCTGGGACTATCTGAAAGGATGGTTCCGACGTGGAGGGGCAATGATGTGGCTGGAGGGCCACGACATCGACCTCGCCGCGTCAGCAGTCCTCGCCGACTTCGGCACCATCAACCTCGCCCACCTAGTCGGACGCTTCGGATCAACCCAGTCGCTGGTCACCCACTGGTTCACTGGTGCCGCTTTCGAGAAGGTGTACCTGACACACCAGATCGAAGGACGCGCCTACGGGAACGTGATCACACGGCTCGACCAGTACAACGAACATGGAACACCGATCTGTGCGACACGCATGACAGCACAACTGGATGCGGTCCCTCAGATCGACTTTTTGTACGGCTACAACGCAGGCTGGGCGGCCTAGCGGGTGACCGTCACCACTTGCCGAGCGGACATGACTGCGATTTGATCTTGACCTTCACAGGCATGAAACATCCGCATTCCTTGCATTGACGCAAACCCTTGCGGAACCGAGGACACTCAAGGCAGATCGAGTACCTCTCAACCGGAAGCATTCGCCAACCCCACCACAGACTGCCTCACCCACGCCATGTAGGTCATGACATCAGCGATCATGGCGTCGAGCCCCGGCGTTTCGTTGTCCAGCGCATACTCTGCGAGTCCTTCAATCGTCGGCATCAGTCTCGACGCTTCATCGGACATGCCATTCAGTAGAGCGATGAGTTCTTTTTCGTTCATGGTTCAGAACTTATCACGGGTGACAATGTGGAGGGTGACACCCTGTGCCGTACTCCACACCTTCTTGATGGCCTGATCCACATATTTCCATTGAAGACCTCCGATACCGGCCCCTACCTGAGGGCATCCGATGGATTTCACATCGTTCTCCATGGCATGGCTTCTCATTGCGGTGAACGCATATTCGATCAGGTTGATCTTTGCGTCAGGCCCGGGTTCTTTCTGGGTCACAAGGTTGTAGACGTACTGGTCTTTCTCGTAGTGGCTCATCATCATGCCGGGGGTGAGCCTCCCTTGGGAGCACTCTCTCTGGTACGCCTCATAGTTCTCGGGGAACCGGCTGAACACGGATGCGGCTAAACCGCCAGCAATTCCACGGGTGTTCACCCCGTGACAGATTGCTTCTACGTCGATCTCGAACAGGTCGGTGGATTCATGATATTCGATCATGTCAACAGGTTACCTGACTCTGTGTGGGAAAGCAACGCTTCTTCGTAATCGACTTGACGTGTCCCCATACCAGCCGTCACAGTCGCCAACACCGACTGGTAGTCCACCGGCACGTAACGACTGCCAGGGTCTTCGAGCCAGTCGCCGCCGATGAGGATCGGGTCGCTCATGTCGCGCTCCATGCGGAAGGCACTCATCGAGGAATCGTCTGGGTTGAGTAAGGCTCGGCTTCGTTGTCTTCGCCGTCGTCGAGGCCGCACGAATAGCCTGAGGAGTCGTAGTCCAAAAGGTCGTCGTGATACCAGATGCCCAATGATCCTTTCGGGCGGGGCCACCTCGTATCGAGGGTGATCTGGCGTTCGCAATGCACGCAGTGGTTCTTCGTGTCTGCTCGGTTGGTGGTCATGGTGCTGGCCTTTCTGGTGCGTGATGGGGTGTGATAGATCAACTGGTGACAGTGTGCGCATCTCGCGGCGTCTCCACCGTCACCGGGGGCGGATCACCTTTGCTGCGTGAAGCGACAAGACGGATCGACGGCCGATCAGGTCGGGTTAGGTCGATTTCGTAGACATCGAACGGCGTCCAGTCGGTCCG